ACATTATATAACATTTGAAACATTATGCAAGAGGAAAATTAGTCCCAAAGTCCGAAATAGTACTTTGCGAAAAGTCTGTGTCCGTTTTTGATTCGTTCATAATGTGCTTTTTTCCCATCTTCGTCAACCCAATAAGCTGGTTTGCTTGGGTCTTTCTGGGGGTTCATTTTCAATTGTTTATAAGTTGAACCTTCGATTGCTTCAAACGTCATATCAAGTTGATCACTGTTGTGGTGAAATTGATGATCATTTTGATCATCGTGTGTGCATTGTTCAAATGCCCAGATCATTTCATTCATAACCCAATCCCAACGATCATGATTATAATCGTCAGTGTCCCATTCATTTTCTTTATCAGGTGCGATTGTTGACTTTATATTGTCAGGAACATCTTCATCATCAATGTATGGGGAACCATGCTTTTTTTCTTTAAGTTTTAAAAGAACGGGATGAATAATCAATGCAAGAGTATGATCAGCGCCCCAAACATCATAATCATCAATATGAATATCGATCTTACGCTTACGTCTATTTGACCAGCGGTTTAATGGACTAACAAAACGATATAGTTTATTAAAAAAACCAAATACAATCTTATCTAGACGATCATAATCTTCCTCTTCAATATAAAGAGTTTTGTGTCGTAGTGAAGTATATGAATTTTCCCAACGACTAACAGGAATCAAATCATCTGAGTATGGCCCAAGATTTACTTTCATAAGTTAATATCATCCCAATCAATTTCATCAAGTCCCTTAGAGAGACGATAAAGGTTATAACTAACAAGAGCAGCAATACCAGTAATACCGAATACAGCAAAGAATGCTGCTCTCTTGCCCCACTTTTTACTTTGCGTTTTTAACTTATCCTTGTCCATCATACTCCACCTTGTGAACATAATTTTTTAGAACATGATCGTCATCAAAACGATCAACCAAATAAGGATGATCTTCGAAAAAAAGCACAGGAATTTCTTCGTCGGTTATTTCACGACAACTGAATACATTTTCATCAATATGTTTTTGACTGAGTTCTTCAGCTTCGTTCATCACTACCACATCCTTAGCATGATCCATGCTTTCGCAATCTATTACAAAACGATGACGAAACATTGAAACAGTCTCTACAAGATACTTTGGCATTTCACTTCCTCATTAAATGGTAGGCGCAGTAGGATTCGAACCTACGATCAAGCCGTTATGAGCGGCTGGCATTGGACCGCTATGCTATACGCCCATTAAACTACATAAATTAGAGATTGCTCTTGATCCACTCTAGGATGTTTTCAGGAGATGAAACACCATATGGGTCTGTTTCGATATTGTCTGTCTTGCCTGGCTCAATGAACCACTTTTCAATCTTGCCATTATCAACAATAGCAGCATAACGCCATGAACGAATACCGAAGCCAAGATTGTCCTTAGCAACAAGCATACCCATCTGTGATGTAAACTCAGCAGAGCCATCAGGAATTACAGCGACTTCTTCAAGGCACTGTTGTTTTGCCCATGCATTCATCACGAAAGCATCGTTGACGGAAACACAGTAAATCTTGTCGATACCAAGATCGTAGAACTCAGATGCGTTCTTTTCAAAGCTAGGTAGCTGCATAGTAGAGCATGTTGGGGTAAATGCGCCTGGCAGCGAGAATAGAACTACACGCTTACCTGCAAATAGATCAAACGTGTTTACGTCTTCCCAACGATAGGGATTAACATCTACACTGTAATAATCACGAACTCGTGTCTTAAAAATAACAGACGGGACTACTTTTGGTAGAAACTCTTCAAACATAATATTTCACCTCTTTTATATTAGAATAATGTACAATTTTTTGATCTGACTTTGCTCTTTCGAGACAAACATCACATACGTTAATCTCAAGATATGAACCATTCATTGGATCAAAAAAGGTTGATCCATAGTGTCCACGTGTCATGAAAGTGGTAGCCTTATATGGCTGATTAGTACTATCAGGAATTGCTTCCTCAAGAACTCTATCACAAACAATACACGGAACAGGTTTCATAATCTCTCTTTCAAAATGGCGTCCCTACGAGGACTCGAACCTCGACACCAGGTTTAGAAGACCCGTACTCTATCCAGTTGAGCTATAGGGACATTGAGACACTATAGCGGTTCTTCACCATAATGTCAAGTGTTATTTTAACCGATACGATTTAATCTATGAAGAAGATTTGTGATCTGACGTTCTTCAACAATAGTAAGAGAACCAGAACTATGAACGTAATATGCCAATGCCTCTTTGATAATGTTCATGTCAGCAGGAGCAAAGGTTCCACCCCTAGCTTCTTTTGGCTTAGTATTTTCCATAACAAAATCCTTTATTACTTTTTCTTACCAATATTATATTTTGGTGTCAATATCCATTCGTTCTTTTCTTTGTGCGATAGAATCTTAATCTGGTTCATAGGCGCACGAACTTCTTCTGCTTGATCATTATCAACAATCTTAAGCAATTCCCAATCCTGTAACAGATTAGCAATCGTGTTTCTACGGCCCTTATCTTCATCAGAAAAGTTAGTTGGCTTACCATCAATGGCAAACATTTCTTTAAAATGAACGATGTAAAATTTGCCTTGCTTATGCAGGATATGGCAAGACTGATATAATGTCTTGTCCTTACGTGAGGCGATACCAATGCGAGTAAGTGTTTCTCTGACCTTTAGGAAATCATCTTCCTCGACTAACTGTATCTCTAAAAGAGTATCAATAATATTTCCCATGTCTATCCACCTTTATTCAATCTTCTTTTTATTTCATTTATTTGTTGCGGTGAAAGTACGGATAAGGCGGCTTCAGCTTTCGCTGTATTATATTTGTAATATTCTTTTACTGCCTCAATATCAATATCTTCCAGTTTCTTCACCCATTTTGAAAATCTTTTTTTGGGTCTGACACTATTTAGTAGATACGAGTATTGTAGCTTTTTATCTGCATGGTTCATCACGTTCATTTCATTTGCATAAAATAAAGTGTCTGGGAAATATGATAATGACTTATTGGTGAGATATGAATTGTAAGAAGCCTCTGCTAACTCATCGTTTTCAGAACCTGTCATCATATCATTCTTGCCGTATGTGATCGAAGTTACATAATCAAATGGGTTACTCATCTAAAATCCTTCTAGATTGTTCAAAGAAATAGTCAGTCAAGCCATCAACTTCATCAAATCTTTTTACAACTTTTAAACGCAGATTATCAATTTTACGGTCAAGCTTACGTCTATCACGCATCAACATCAATAAGTCTTTTACAATCTGTTCGTCTTCATACGTTATCATCGTCATCGTCCAACATATTGTTTCTTTCAAGGATATTAGCAGATTGCTCCATGACGTATGTGCATTTAGGACATACGTCATGGATTTCTAAAACACCTTCAGCCGTATCAAGTTCAAATGTCATTGTCTTATGGTTAGGCTTGATTACACTTTCACATAAAGGACATTTCTTACGCTTCCACAAGCTCATAGGTATTCCAACTCTACCATCATCTCTGTCAAACATGCCATCAGATTGATTTCATGGTCTGCAACAAACGCAGCCTGATACTGGTACTTGGAGAGGATCAGGACCAACTGTGGAACAGAATTCTTTGCAACATGATCGCTGGCAGTATCATACAATGTACGGAAAACAGCAACGCTATCAGTATCAGAATTCTCTGCTACCCACTTACGAGCATTAGTGAATTCCTTGTCCTTCAGGAACCCGATAAGGGTCTTGACGGATGTTTCCTTGAGGCTAGCAAGGATACCACTGTCAATTCGTCCTGTAGCACTGTAACGCTGCAATTCATTAAGAACACGTCTCCAATCGGGATGGTGCTTCTTAATCAACTCAGCAATAACAGCCCTATCATATTCAATACCTTCAGCTTCAAGAATAGCACATGAACGCTTCATCATCTGCTTAGCAAGATCAGGAAGTTCATTCCTTGGAATCTTGAAGTCGATATTGACACAGCGTGAATTGGCAAGAGGACCAATGATGCGGTTCTTGAAGTTACACGTCAGAATGAAACCACAGTTCTTCGAAAACTCTTCCATGAAGTTACGAAGTGCTGGCTGTGTCGAGTTGGGGTTTAGGTAATCGGCTTCGTCAAGGATGACATACTTACGCATACCAGTAAAAGAAATAGATGAAGCAAACCTCATAATTTCATTGCGTAGCGTATCAATGTTTCCGTTCAATGAGCCGTTGATAACAATATAATCAACACCAAGTTGTTCAAGCATAGCACGTGCTACCGTGGTCTTACCACAACCAGCAGGACCAGATAACAGAAGGTTTGGAATATTCTTCTGATCAACAAATGCCTTAAATGTTTCTTTCAACTCAGCAGGAAGAATTGTTTCGTCAATAGTTTTTGGGCGATGTTTTTCAACCCAGAGAAATTCTTCTAGCATATCAATTCTCCATAATAAAAAAAGGTTTAAGAAACGTACTAAAGGTATATTCAGACTATACTTCTAGCACATTTCTTAAACCAAAACAATCAGATTACTACTTGAAGAAGCTGTCCTTCTCAATTGTAATCCAGTATTCAATGTCTTCACCAGAGAAATGCCCAAATCCCTTTGAAGAGATAGCAACATCATAATCGCCTGGTAGAAGCCTAATGTTTTCAGCCATAAAAATCATGCTGAATTCACTGGTCGTTTCACCAACTACAACACTATATCCAGTGGCTGTTGAGTCTTTGATATTCACAGTTTTTAGATAAATATTTTCACCATCTCCTACTACGGAAATATGTGAAGTACCAGCAATAGAAAGTCCTACCATAAGCTGAGCTAGAACTTCACTCTTAAGAGTAAATTCTACATCACGTGAAGGTAGAGCAATATCCTTTTCTGGTGGGATAAGGATCATGCTAGGATCAGCATATTGTACACTGAAGGTAGCGGGACCGCTCTTGATATTCAAATAATAATCTGTAGGGGTCAACTCAGGATCAGCAAACATAGATATTGCTTGTAGAAATTGCGATAGATCGTGGATGCAGAATGTGGCTTCGACTTCTGTGTCCAGAGTAGCCTTAGCCATTACATTCCTTGACTCTGACATGGTTTTAAGCACGTTGCCCTGCTTAAATTGAATGCCATTATTGATCGATCCAAAATTACGGATCACTTTTTGGGTTTTTGCACTAAACTTCATAATATATTACCTTTCAAAATTACTTCTTTAGCTTCTTAAGCTGACTAGGATCAGCCGTAGCAGCAGCACCAATTTGTGCAAGGTCTACAAGAGAACCACCAAACACATACATACCTACGTGTTGTAGTTGCATCCATGGGCATAGCCAAACATGCATACCAGCCTTACGTGTCCACTGACAGAACATATAATCTTCTGACAGGTAGCGATTCGTGTCTGGACAGATAGGTGTATCAAAGAATGCCATGATCTGTCTAGTGCCATCGAAATGTTCTGTGCGAACATGGTCAGGAGTGTATAGCTGCTTTGGATAAGAGACAGCAAACTTTTCAAAAGTCTGGCGGCGAATCATCATGAAACCAGTACCAGCCTCAAGAACTTCAACAGGCTCACCTAGTGGGATTGAACCAGTACCATTAGCTGGATTGAAAACGTAGTCGCCTACATACTTTTCAAGGTTCTGTGGGTCTTCATCAGCAAAACCCTTATCAACGGCAGTCTTAATCTTTTCCCATGAGATACACTTCTTAGGATATGGACCAGCGATGATATCATACTTGTCTTCATTTTCATCTTCGCTCTGTAGTGCTAGTAGGGCAATAACGTCTTGTGCATTGAAACCGATATCGGAGTCAACAAACATAAGGTGAGTATCACCAGAACGCATAAACTCATCAGCGCAATAGTTACGAGCACGAGTGATTAGCGACTCATTGAATAGGAAGTAGAAACGAATCTGAATTCCATAATGAGTACATAGTGCCGAAAGGTCTGCTACTGAACGTGCAAACATACCAGTACATTGTCCACCATACATTGGTGCAGCGAAGAATAGCTTACGTTCACGTAGCTTTTCGATTGGTACTTTAATCTCAATTCCCATAATAATTATACTTTCTTGTTAATAACAGTAGATAAATCCATAGCATCACCTGTTGCTGCATATGCAACAGTTGACCTAGTTAAATCAGAATACATTGCTGTACGTGAACTTAAATCGTTTAGATCGAAGTTACGAAGCTTGCCAGCAGCTAGACCGGAGCCAGCATTATACCTAGCAGCATCAAAGTTTGCACCAAGGAAGATGACTTCCCATCCCTTTTTGGTTACTTCAGCAACCTTTTCCTTGATCTTTGCTTGTGTATATTCCTTTGAGGTGTTTTCTTCACCATCAGTCAGAATAACAATAACCGTGCGCTTAGAATTCTTTTCTAGTGCAAGGTTAATAACGTGTCCAGCAGCATCATACAATGGTGTACCGCCAGCAGGATGTAGTACAGAAGGATCGATACGATCAAAATCAACAATATCAGCAGATTCAGCAAGGGAGTGAAGACGAACACTAGATGCGCCGCCATACATGCCGTCACTATCGAAAGCAACAATAGTGATATCGCCTTTGATCTTTTCCTTCTGTAGACCCTTAACATACTCGTTAAGAGAGTCAACAGCATTCGTCCACTTTTCACCGCCCATAGAACCTGAGCGGTCTAGAGCTACGAAAACTGATAGGTCTTTACTCTTCTTTGTCATAATTAATCCTCTGTAGTTGGATGTTCAAGGTCATGAACGTGGAGTTGAATGATTGCGTAATGGATAACCTTCATAAGGTCTTTGCGCCATTCAACTGCATCGCCCTTCTTGCCATAACGCTGTGTATACTTCTGCATGTTACCAATACAAAAGCCAGTTCCATGACCACTATCAATAATGAATTCAGTAGCCTGAAATTTGTTTCGTGAGTAATGCTCACCATATGTAGCATTGATATAATCGGCAATCTCAACGAGAGACTGTCCTTCATTGTACTTGTATTCAATCTTTTTCATCTTATAGCCCACTACTCATTTGGTTCATAATAATACGAGTTTCGTTTGAAATCTTTGGAATAGTAATGCCCTTCTTGGCATTCTTCCTAGCTTGATCAAGATGAATCTTGTTAGCTCTTTTAGTGTAAAGTACACCATTGAGATGGTCAAGCTCATGTTGAAAAATACGTGCAGTCATTCCACTAAACTTTTCGGTAATGACATTGCCATTAGGCTCAGTATATCGAACACGAATATGCTGTGGGCGCTTAATCTTAACAAAAAGATTTGGCTGTGAAAGACAACCTTCTTCAAGGACAATCAAGTCATCAGATACAGATAATAGGATGGGATTGAAACAGACAATGATTTGCTCTGCCAGCATCGCAAACGCACGATATGGTAAGCCAATCTGGTTAGCAGCAATACCAACACCACCCTTATCTAGCATAGTTTCTGCTAGATCATGAGCAAGTTGGATAGGGTCTGTTGGGGGGTTTTGGAAATTAAACTTATCCAACTCTGTCTTGAGAATTGGATGATGTTTATCCACTAGTTCATGGATCATTATATACTCCTGTTCAAAACTTCATTAAATAATTCATTGAGGTGTTCGTCTAGGTTAGGTACCTGTCGTACTCTTGCCAGCCAAACATCATATACAAGTGTATTTATACGATCAAAATTGGTGTTATCATCTTTTTTTGATACTTTATAATCTCTTTCTTCAAGTTCTTCGATCAATTCTTCATCATCAAAGTCTTCAAGACACACATCGATATTAACTGATACATTCTTATACGTCATATTTTTTTCTCACGTGCAATAAAATATGGCTGAAACTCACGACATACAGTGAACTTACCAAGCAACTCAGGCTCATCTTCTAGTTCATCACGCTTCCACAGATAGAACTCTAGCTCTGTAGCGTTTTCCCAATTACTGTTATCATCATACTCTCTGGCGCAATCTTCTACGACATTAGAGTAATCTTCATAATCATATTGATGGTTCCATTCGAAATAATCATCAAAATTAGCATCATCTACTGTGTAATAAAACTTTCTCATTACCATACTATCCTACTAAAGTTTTTAACTTTTTTGAACTTAATCTCATGATCGAAACGATCTTTGACACGACTATTGTGTGAGATAACAAACACGTTAGAATCTTCCTGCTTACTGAGGATTTCAAACAACGCATCTTCTGCTTCATCATCAGCAGGACCATCACACACTTCATCTAGGATCAACAGGTTTGTTGCCACTGAATTGCGTAGTCTTGCAACTTCACGCCATGTAAACATCAGCGCCAAATCGATACGAAACTTCTCACCTTCAGAGAACGACTCATATGAGAATGTATCTCTAAAACGAGACTTTAACACTTCATTGAACTCTTCGTCAAGATTAAACTCACAAAGAAAGTCCATGTCAGCAAGATATTTGTTGATTGTCTTGTTGATGATAGGAATGTACTGTTGAACAATCTTGGTCTTGATACCGCTATCCTTAAGGAACACGGCAGATACATCAAGGATTTCCTTGTGCTTTTTCATGATAGACAAGTTGTCTTTATGCTCTACCAGTTCAACCTTAGCGTTATCATAGTCGCTGTTATCTTCAATGGTGTTAGCAACATTACGTAGAGCAATAATTTCTTTGTTCAACTCAGCGATACTGCGATTGTATAGAGTGATCTTGGTGTTGCTATCTTGAATAGAACGATTTAACATGGTTATCTGTGTGTTAGTTGTTTCAATCTGATTGATACGATCATTCACATCCTTAAGCTTTTGCTTAAGATCATCAACCCCACCAGAAACTTCTTGAAGCTTACCGCTACGCTTTTCTACCACACTGCCCTTATAATCAGGATCAATATCTTGCTTACAGGTAGGACATTCATCATGGTTATTAAAGAAATCAATTTCCTTCTTCAACCCACGAATGCGTTCGTTTAAGGCAGAACCCATCTCAATGATTTTGTTCTTGCGCTTTGATACTTTATCTTCGTCAGCAATCTCTTCTAGAAGCTCATTAACCTGAGACTGATATCCATTGATACCAACATTTAACAGGCAACAGTCTGCTTCAAGCTCCTGTACCTTGATTTCCTTCTGAGCGATTAGTTCTTCATTGTTTGCCTTGAGCGAATCAATATGCTTTTTATGAAGGGCAATCTTTTGCTCACATAATTCAATCTCGTACTCTGTCTCTCTTATATGAGACTTGTTCTCTGAAATACGTGACTTCAGAATACCGTTCATAACAGAAAAGATTTGAATATCAAGATAGTCTTCTACGATCTTGCGGCGGTCAGGAGTTGTCAGGCGCATGAAAGGAATGTAGTTAGCAGAGCCAAGCACCACCACCTGAGTGAAGGTCTTGTGGTTCATCTTGATATGGTTCTTTTCAAAGTTCTCTTGGTCTTCTCTAGCACCTTCCTTATCAAGCATCTTACCGTTGCATGTGATATCAAACACGGTTGGCTTCATACCACGACGAATTTGATACTCTGTACCATTGATAGACATGTCAAGTTCCACCATCAAACCTTTGTTGGTGATAGTGTTCATTAGCTGCTTAAGAGTGATGTTGCGGAATGGCTTATTGAACAGCACGTAGCAAAGTGCATCAAGAATAGTAGACTTTCCGCTACCATTCTTGCCAGAGATAAGTGTTAGGTCATTACGGATCAGGTCAATCTCAGTGAATTGGTTCCCTGATGACAGAAAGTTTTGATATCGCAATTTCTTAAAAAGAATCATAGATTAACCTACATACAAAGCTTCAGTGTACAGCCCTGTAAGATAATCGTCAAGCTCTACCTTATCTACTGTTACATCTGAAGAATTAATCACCTTACGTAGAATTCCTAGTGTGCTCTCAGCATCAACCATCTCATCCTCTTCATCCATATTGAGAACAGTCTTTTGTTCAATAATGTTGAACTTAAAAGGATTTTGTTCTTCAATCTTATGAACAAATTGCTCATATTTCGTATCATTATTTCTACGTTCAACAACAAGCTTGATAGCAGCACCTTCCAATAGACTAAAATCAATATCCATATCCTTACTGTCATCATATGTAATGATGTGAAACATATGGAAGGGATTAGGAATAAAGGTCATTTCAAGGGTGTCTGTGTCAAACACATGAAATCCCTTCTGATCTTCGTAATCGGCCCATGTCATCTCATATGGCGTACCAAGATAAGTGATATTGCCCTTTGAAGAGCGGTGATGATAGTGACCAGAATATACAGCACGAAACTTACTAAAGATATTGCTATCCATGCCCTTATTCATGATAGAACCACGATGCATCTCAAAACCAGCTAGCTCTAGGTGTCCGAAAACAACACCATTAGCATCAGCAGCATCAATCATCTTCATGCAGTCATCATAGTTTTCCTGACAAATCCATGGTAGGATCAACACAGGAAGATCATCGAAGGCCCATAGTGTTGGCGAAGAGAAAGCACGAATTTTTTGATACCCATAGAGAAGGCTCTCTTGAGTATTGATCTTGATGCTATTGCGGTGAAAGCTATCGTGATTACCCACAAAGGTAAGTAGGGAGATATCCCTCTCATGCATCACATCAAAGAAATATTCTTTGGCTAAGGTAAGGGACTTCAGGTTGATTTGCTTCTTGTTATCAAACAAGTCACCAACCTGAAGCACCCTATCAATGCAGTTCTCTTCCAGATATGGAAAAAACACTTCAGAGTAAAACTTCTTCATATGAGCATGAAAATGCTCCGAATCGTTTCTTACTCCGAAGTGTGTGTCACCAAGCACTGCAATTTTCATAATCTACCTTCTTTTTTTATCTTGCTCTTTTCTAAAAGCGGCAAGAGCCTGTTCACAATATTCTTTAGTTACTTCTAGTACTTGTGCTCTATTAAACTTTTCGTTTTGTGAAGTACTACTATTACTTAATGCCTCTGCCATCTGTTGAACGATAGCAGGAACAGAATTAAACCTACTCATCTTCTTCATCTCCAAAAAAATTCTCTAATCCGGCTTTCTTCGTAGCCTTGGTTGTTGGTTTTGCATCATACTTTTCCGACAGACTTGATAATTTATCATAATCCATGGTTACTATGAATGCATTAAAATGGCTCTGATCATCAGGGGCCATCTCAACCAAGGTGTTCATCACCAGAGAGTTTTCCATAGACTTGTACCTGATGTACGATTGCTTTTTCTCTTTGTCAATGCGTCTTAGGAATGCATAGTACATGATTTGTGTAAAATATGCAAATGGGTTGCTTGACTTTTCAGGATCAAAGTTGTGTAGATATCTGAAACAATTTTCAATTGCATCGCCAATCATATCATCACGGTATGTGTATCCAATGAAGTTTCTATTGGTTGATAGGCGATTAGCAATTAACCATACGCATTCACCAATATAGTTACTTGCAATCGGTGGTTCAAGTCCTGCTTCTTTTGCTTCTTTATACTTGTTAGTGTATATAATCATCTCTGCATATAAACGCTTATTGTCTACATAGTGATTGTCTGTTGTTTTTTCCATGTCGTTTCCTTAATTAACCGAGCCACTGCCGGGATTAAAATTACGAAGATGAAGTTCTTTCATAATTTTTTCTAAACTTGATTCAGACATGTGTTCATCAAGCTGAGCAGTAGCTTCTTTGATCTGTCTTTCAATTCTTTTCTTTGTATATTGTTTGGCAAATACAATTGCCTTTTGATAATACTCAGCCATAACTTTTGATGCTGGATAATATGTCATGACCGCCTTATTTGGAACAGTCATTAGATCATCATCCGATAACATCATACCATCACGTAGTTTCATGGTAACTGTACCATACTCATCATATCCATCGACAATCGCCATTGGATTAGCAATGTTATAATATGGCATATCATTTTTCGGAAATTCATCCGTACCATCAAGTGCGCCGATAAACTCTTCTCCAGAAATAAGTTTAAATACAAAAATCATTTCAATTTTACCTTATAAATTTTATAATCAAATTTTTCTTGGTCGTAGATATTGACACGTTCTTCGAAGTGCTTTAGAGCAAAGTTCTTCTTAGCACCCTTGGTAAGGTTATCGACAATATCATATAGATATGCCTCATCCTTATCCTTGTGTTGTCTCAACATACGTCCAATGGACTGTAGTACTTTGATCTTAGACTTCAGAGGTCCAGCAGCGATCATATGATGCAATTTCTTAATAGAGACACCCGTACTTGTGGTACCAAGTGATGCAATAAGAATTGCGTTTTCTTCGTCTTCCATTGCTTTACGGATAGCCTCTCTATCCTTTACGCCTCCATCAATATAGAAAGCGTTGCTTTGGTCCTTGAGTGCTTCATGAAGAATTTTTCCATGGGCAACTAGACGAAAGAACAGTAATTTATTGCCCTTGAGAGATAACGCCAAGTTTCTGATGAAATTGGTTCTCTTCTGGTAATTGATTAGGAAATCCACTTCTTCTGCATATGTCTTTTTTCTGTTCTTCTGTTCAACAGGATCAAAGATAGGCTTATGGAATTCCTTGATAACTTCATCTGGATATTCAAGGACAATGCATTTGATTTTAATGTCTGATGCGTGTCCTTGATCAATTAATTCTCTGGTTGTTGTCGTAGTATGTGGTGGACCAAATAGTCCCTCAATGGTTGCTTTATTAAGTTCAATATTATCTAGCGTACCTGTTGTACCAAATCTATATGGTGTATTTTCCATAGCAGATATAATTTTAATGAGAGATGTTGCCTTACAACCGTGCGCTTCATCTCCTATAACTACTTGAAACTGATTATACCATGGCTTTGGCATAGTCGATCTACCATTTTCAAGTGACTGCCATGTGGTGATAACAATATCAGCGTCGATATCATTATTTTTTTCTAGACCACCGATTGATGTTGCGATCTTTCCTTTGAACCCGTATGAGCGAATATCATCTTCAAACTGTGCTACTAGACCAGTTGAAGGTACAATGATCAGTGTCTTCTCGCTGTACCATGTAGCAATCAAGTAGATCATAAAAGACTTACCTGATGATGTTGGCGATAGAAGAGTTCTTCTGCGTGTTCTTAAACACTTTACAACAGCCTCAACCTGATAGTCTCGTATTTCGAGCCATTCAGGGAGTTCCAATGCTTTAATATGTTCTAGTACTTCATTAACGGATACGTTATCGTATGTCAACTGTTTATCGAAAGAAAAACTATAACCTACACTATCGCAATACTTCTTGATGCGAAGAGCAAGACCAGCATATACAAGACCAGTAACATTATTTACTAATCGAATTTTTCCGTCCCAAAATTTATTCTTAAAATTTGGATGGTACTTATAGTTCTCTGCGAAGAATGTGAGCTTATCAGAAAGCTCCATTAAGATGCCAGAGTCGGCTCTTACTCTACAATGAACATCATTTATGTATTCAAGATGTACGTCACTCATTCATTAGCCACCACTTGTATATTTAATCCAATCGATTGCGTTTTTGATTTGAAATCCACGATTGGATAGGTTTTTGATAATAGATTCGAGCAGAGAAACCTTTTCGTGCTGGACACCAATCTTCAGGCTTAGCTGAATGATATCATTGTCAGCATCAACATATTGCTGAACATCAGAACGAATTACCTTGCCAATTGCAGGTAGTTCCCAACCCTTCTCTTGCGTTTCATTTGTTGGACCCTGAGTATAGAATTCATACTTCTCCAACTTTAGAAGCTTTAGTTCAGAATCATACTTACGAAGCAAAATCTTTTCGTTAGTATATATCTCGCTATATTTTTGATGCAGTGACGAAATCTTCAGAGATTCTTCGCCAAGGTCCATGCGGTCAATTTTGCTATCTTCAGCCCAAAAAGCGTAAATTGATTCGAGTTTCATAATATATCCTTTAATGCGTCTCAGTTATTGAGACGATCATAACATTGATTCGTTATGGTGTCAATCCATCACATCAAAATAATATCTATTAAATCTAAAGCCTACAATTGAAGTAGCATACTGTATTTCGGGTAGTGTACTATCAAATTCAATAGGAGATAGTGAAATAGGAAATACGTCTGTAAACCTTACATGGATGTGTGGCTGTAGATTGTTATTAAGAATGAACACAGAACAGTCTGACTTAATATTACTATATTGACCTAGATCGTCAGGGTGTCCCAGATGTACCATCCAGTTAAAAATCTCAAGATAGTCAGCCATATTTTCACCAACCATAAATTTAATGGAAAGTTCATCGTATGTTATGTTACCTGCGCTGTAATATGGTACAAATGGCGTTGGAGATGCAATTGCACCTAGATTGATACCAGGAATAGTTACAGTCTGTGCACGATACTCTAACTCAGGTGTGATGCTCAGTTTGAACCTAAAATTCAGTTGAGATAGATTATTTTGATCTGGCATGAACATTTTGGTATTTTCCTCTTGACCAACCGAGTCGGTGTGGTTATAATAGATTTGTAGATATGAAAACTAATAGTATTTATATAGTAAGGAAATAAGATGATTCGAATTCAAAGAATGAGAGACACAGGAAACTGGACGCAGATGAGCACTTGTTCAAAGACAAGTGATTCTATTTTAAATCATCTGATGGAAAGGGTTGCCAAACAGAAAATGAATGGCTATACTAATCGTGTCAGAGCAATTGATGATTCAGGTAATCTGATTAACTTCTATAGCGGATAACACTGCTTTTGCAAAGGAAATATGATGAATAAAGAACAATATGATAATTTATATTATAGAGCAGCTTTTAGGGAATCTGGATACTGGTCATTACTAATGCATGTCAAGTATACGACAGGATCAACAAAGTTTATTTTTGATGATGAAAAAAGTGCACGTGATGCATACGAAGGAATGGCGGAAGCCTTAAAGAAAGATAAAAATTATTCAAATGAACGTGAGCGTACCTTTACGTTTACATCATATGGTAATTCTAGTACAACTGTTGATATATCTGATATTAGTTATATTAGCGTAAACGCTCCTACCAAACATTTATTTGAGGATGAAGAAATTGAAAATGCTTGAAATTTTAAAATGGATTGGCACCATATGTGTGATTGTTGCAGCAGCATGTCGTGCATTTGAATTCCACTCCATCGATCTTATTTTGTCAATTATCGGAGCATCTGTCTGGGGATATGCTGCTTATAAGATGAATGATAAACCATTGATGGTTGTTAATGGATTTATTACTGCCATTCTTATCTATGGTGTAGTAAAGTAATACACAAAAAAAGGGGAGAGCCTTTTCGACTCTCCCCTTAATTTTTTTGTCCGTAGACAACCAAACTTACATAAGGTTGTTAACGATCAGACGGCGATAGTACTGGTTTGTATCCTGAGCAACAACACCAGAAGATGCATCGGTTAGACCACGTGCAAATGGATTGGCTACCATACCGTATCGTGTCTTGAAGCCGATCTTTGGCTGGAATGTATCAGGGTTTACAGCACGAACCATTTGTAGTGGAACATATGGGCAGTAGAACAGACCAGCATCAAATGCTGAGCTACCCTTGTAACCAACTACTAGGTAGTTAGCACCAGCATATGGATCGATGTACACACGTAGGCGACCATTAAGAACACCAGCGAAGGTATTGCCTGTGTCATCTACGTTTAGGTTGTTGCTGTTAAGAGCAGGGGCATAGTCAAGAACACCAGCCATTTGAAGGGCAGAAGCAACATCTGATGAACAGATGATGATATTACCCTTACCACGTCTTGTACCCTTGGCGATAGCGTTAGCTTCACGCTCAACTTGGAACATAAGACCCTTGAACTTTTCAACTGACCAACGACCATTTGAGTCGGTGTCAAGATCGAAAATACCAGCAGCAGTTGTACCTTCAGCAGCACCACGAACAGCAGAAATAACAACTGTACGGATAACTTCACGGTTAATTTCAGCTAGAATTTCAGCAGATAGAATGTTTGAAAGTTCTGTTTCTGCGTCAAGACCGTGAATTGCCTTAAGGTCTTGTGCTAGTTCTAGTGAGTATTCTGCCTTTAGAGCACGGCTGTTAGCAGTTACAGAAACCTTCTCGATTGAGAAAGCCATTTCTGGGAATACTGTACCTGAGCCTAGACCTTCAGCAGCGGCAGTAGCAATACCACCACCAAAGTTGTATGCGTCTGTAGAAGCGTTGTTAATAGTTGTAGGATATAGACCTACGTTATTAGCAGCACCACCCATTGCTGAACCACTAGCATAACCAGCAGTAGTTGCTGACATGCCTGAAGAACCACCACGACCTGAGAATGCAGTATTTGCTTCACCGTAGAATGCTTCGTTACCGTCCTGTGCAGCATAACGTGCTCTCATTGCGAAGATAAGACCTGTTGGGCCTGTCATTGGCTGAACGCCGCAGATATCATAAGCAACGAGGTTAGGCATAGCACGACGAACTAGTGAGATAAGCACTGGATCGAATGTGTCAACTGCGCCAGCAGAAGCAGTTGATGAAGATGCGCCCATTGAGTTAACTGGTGCAGCTTCGCTAAGGAAGCCTGAGCCACCCATACCTGCTGAACGAGCTTCACGGATTGCATTTTCAGTATTTTCTAGAACTTGAGCAGTAACCGCTCTACGGTGACTGTCCTTGATTTCTGGAAGATCAGCGTGTTCAAGCACTGGCTTCCACTTGTTTTGAATTTCTTCAGCTAGATATGACATTTGGTTTCTTCTCCCTTGAGTATAAAAGCTTGTTTCAGCTATTATATTTATAAAATTTTAGTTTTTCACTTGACAGACTTAGAAATTGCTTTCATGTAGTGCTGCATGTGAGCAGGTACGGCGGCTGTCTTGTCTTCGTCATCAACAGTGCCATCAATTTCTTCAGTGATGAAACCAGTTGACTTTGTTGTCTTCTTGTTGGAAATGTTTTCCTTCAAAATTGAAAGCTTTTTGTCATATGTTTTAGCATCAGTGAATTCGATGCCTTCAGCAAGTGTACGTAGCTTTTCAGATTGAATTGCAGAAAGACCTTCTGACATTTCATCTAGAGCAGCTTCACGAGTTGCTTCATCAATGATTGCTTGTAGTTCAAGCTTTGAATCGACTGTTTCGTTTAGCTTAGCCTTAACTTCTTCAAGTTCAGACTTCATCTCAGCAACTAGATCGATTTGTTCGTCTGGAACACGAATATAGTGTTCAGCAAATAGACCATGTAGACCCTGAATGAAATCTTCAGCAATTTCTGCACGTAATGAATTCTCTACAGCAAGCCTGTTTTCTTCTAGCCATTCCTTGATTGCGTAATCAAGATACTGGTCAAGCTTTTCTGATAGGTCTTCAAACATATTGTTTGTTTCTTCTTGAAGCTTTGTTTCAAATTCTTCTTCAAGAGCAGCAACAGTTTCTTCAAATTCTTCCTGTAATTCGGCTTCCTTGAGAGTTGCACGAACAGCTACAGCAGCTTCAAATACAGTTGTTGCCTTTTCCTTAAATTCTTCTGAAAGGTCATCGCTAGCGAACATATCATCGATATCTTCCTTAACAGCACCCTTCATAGCGATTGTTGCGGCATTCTTAGCAGCAGCGTCATTTGGAATGTTCGCAGCTTCTTGACCAATTGATGCAACAGTACGGTTATAAAGATCAGATAGGTCTTCCTTACCAAGCTGTGCAGCAAGCGCAGCAAAGGTAGCAAGCATCTGAGCCTTTGATTCTGTACCACCTGAACCAGCACCCGGATTAAGAGTGTCAGCAGCGGTAGCTTCGATAATTTCTCGTGAAGCCTCATCAAGATTGTCAAACTCTTCTTGTGAAAGATTTTCAGCAAACTCTAGAATTTCCGCTTCAGTCATAGTCTTTAGATCGACCATCTTTTACTCCTCTGTATAGTTTATAGTATTTATTAAAATGTAATCTTTGACAGTTTTGCCAAATAATTCTCGAAAATCTTGAGTCTTTTTGTTTCATCAAGTGATCTTGATATAACTGATTTCTCAATAGTCTTCTTGGTTTGTTCAGCTAGTTGGACAGCTTTCCATCCCATTCTCTCATCATAAATCCAATCAACAGACTCCATGACACCGTTAACAAATGCATTTGGCGCTGAAGGGTCAGCAACAATATCAGCAGCAGTAGCTAGCCTAAAATCGTTCTGAACTTCGTTGATACCTTCACTGTTAAGTTTTAGAGAACCCATGCCACGTGAAGAAACGCCTAAACGTGCACCAGATTCGATTAGTCCTTTGGCAATACCGCCCATTGGAGTATTAGTGATCAAAGCTTTACCAATATAGTCTGTTCCTTCTTTCTTAAGGGAAACAATACGGTGAGAAACACGATCAAGGTTGATTTGTGGACCGGGAGGATGATTAAGCTCACCCATAGCAGTCTTAGTATCGATAGATTCTTTTATGTAACGAGCAACTTCTTTGTCCATTACTTCTTCTGGATACATACGACCATTACGGTTTTTAATTGCAGATTGCAAAAAGATGCCTTCGATATAAAGGTTCTTTGTACCGTCCTCTTTTGCTTCTGAGACGTATTTAACGTCTTCTAATGTTTCTGTAATAAGTTTCATTTATTATTTATCCTTTTAGTTCTGGAAGTATGCAGAGTTAGCAGTTAGATTTCCAACCTTTTGCACTTCAAGGAAACAATAGGCATTATTAGTGCCGATAAACTTAATACCCAGATTTGCTGATTGATCGACAGTAAGAGCCATACCAGTACCAGCAAAATCAACATATGTTGAAGTGTCAACCGCCAAGACAAGATTTGCACCTCTATAAACAGCAAGACCACCGTCAGCAGCACTACCATCATGACCAAAGTATAGCTGCGTGATATAAGCACCAGATAGTACTTCATCACCAATAGCAATTGCGCTTACAGTACTATTACCTGTCATAGTCAGGGTTGCATTTGCATTTGAAATATGAATACTGGCAGCAGTACCCTTTTTATTTGATGTAATAGTTACAGCCATTATTCACTCCCATTATTTTCTAAAGCAAAGTCGATGAGTTGGATGATACCTTCTCTGTCTTGACATGCATCAATCATTTTAAGTTGGTTGTCTTCATTAAGATTTGTGAATAATGAAAAAAGTAGAACAGTGTGGCCTTCAGAAAAACCTTCAAGTCTCTTGGCTAATCTTTCTTCCATTGTAAGTGCTTTAATATCAGCTACTTCAGGCATATACTTTTCGATGGTACGATTAATGATATCTTCTTTAGTATATGATGATTTAATTTTTTTAATTCTATCTCTTTCACTAGCATCATTTCTAGCACCATGAAACTTATATGCTCTGTCTGCATTTTTTTTGTATTCTGGGCCAGGCGTTGCTGCTGCTTTATCGCTAGCTGAGTGCTGCGCTCTACTATATAATTCAGGCGATAGTTCGTCGAGTTGTTCAATTTCTTCTTTGGTCATTTGCTTTTTATCACGAATAGCCGCCATTTTCTGGAATGGCTTTTCACCATCGGGAAGATCAGCAATACGTGTCATCTTACCAACAGTAACCTTTGGCTTCTTCTTTTTCATGAAGTCAAGCATACCTTCGTCAATTAGTTCTTCTTCATTGACAAATTCATTTTCTTCATATACTTTCTCATCAGCACCAAGATCATAACCATGACGTGTCTTTTTACGTTCAACGGCCTTAATATTCGTTGCCTTGAAAACATCGTCGCCATTAGCCTTACCGTTGACTTCATTGCGATCTTTTATTTTAACAGTAACGTGCTTATCCACGAACTTTTGTTCATCTGGTGACTTTGGTCTGTAGACCTCAAACATGTCCTTAATCGTCTTCATCTGTTCCGTCCTTTGTTTCTAAGTCTAAATCGTCTAGGTCCAGATCAATATCGTCTAGGTCAAGATCAGCAATGTCTACATCTAAATCATCATTTTCAGCATCAGTATCTTCTGGTTGTTCTTCACCATAGATATCCTGAGCTAGCTCAACTTTTTTGTCGGCAATTGCATCAGAAGCCTTTTGGCGAAGAAGCGTGTCTAGCGTATCAGCAAAATCCACAGGATTCTTATTAATAGCCAGACCAATTAAATCAGCAGTGTCAGTCATAATTTTCTTCCTTTAATCAATTAGATTATATATTTATCACTTTGTTTTTTTAGGTGGAGCATATGCATATTCTGTTCCACTAGTTGTATCTGCTGGAGGAACATACGAATACTCATCGCCACCAGCACCATCTGTTTGTCCACCGCCATCAGGCATCTGAGGTTCTGGTGGATTATACTGAGGGTTTTCCATTTCAGCGACAATCTGCTCATTAATCTCTTCAATTTCTTCATCTGTCTGTCTTAGAACTTGTCTTCTAACCCATTCGTGTGAGAAATACTTTCCAGTATAATTATCAATTTGTTGTAAAGCAGCTAAACGATTATTTAAAACTTCTGCTTCTTTCAATTCAGCAAAGTAATTGTCTTGTGAGAACTTAAAGCGAACAACATTCTTGATTTCATCCCATTCTTCAGGAGTGATAATTCCCTTTAAGATAAGTTGGCGCTCAAGAATTTTTGAGAAAAGAGTTGAGAACTTGATACGAAGTCTGTTAATAAATTTAGCAAACTTCACTTCATCACGTGTGATTTCTGTTGCTCTACCAAAGTTAAACTGCGCCTCTGGATCAAGGCGGCTAATAGGAACATTCAATGACTTATACAGCTTCTTTTGGAAGTAGATAACGTCATCCATCTGACCAAGGTTTTGTCCACCTGGTAGAGTTGTAATTTCTGTTCCCTTACCACCTTCACGGCGAGGTAGCCAAAAATCTTCTAGCATGGTCATGAACTTACGATCATCTCTGATTTCGCCAGTGGCGCTATCGTAGACCAGTTTGTTCTTGAACTTAGTCATGATATCACGTAGATATTGTTCAGCCTTCATCTTAGGAAGGTTGCCAACGTCAATATAGAAAATACGGCGTTCTGGTGCACGACTGATACGATAAATGACCAGTGAGTCTTCCATGGAACGAAGTTGGTTTAGTGGCTTGATTGCCTTATGAAGATATGATTGAACCAAGTCACCATTTAATGAGGTGATGCCTGAAGTACAATGGACAATAGAGTCCTTAGCAATCTTTAGGCCACCAATGTTATTTGTTGGGATAGAAGAGTTACCAGAAGTCTTGGAAAATCCTTTATCACTGTAGATGTAGTATTCACTACTAGTCTTATTCGCTGTTTGGTTATCCTGAAGTTTCTTTTTTCTTACTTCACGAACTTTACGAATCTTACGTGGATCAATATATCTTAATTCTTGAATGCCAAGATTTTGTTGTTTTTCATCAATAATTGCATGGTAGTATAACCTACCATCAACATACCAACGACGAAATACTTCATATGATAACTGATTGAATTCAAGCAGATTGAGTACTTCTTTAAATTCTTCAATAAAAATTTTCTTTACTTTATCAGACAACTCTGGAAGATCATCAAGTATTAATTCAACAGGTTCCACTTCTGGCTCCTGTGTAATAACTTCGTTGACAATATCATCAATTGCCATATCAACTTCAGGGTGCATTGACATTTCACGGTACTTATTTACTAGTTCCGCTTCTGTTCTAATGGAGCCGTCCAAATCAACATAGGTACCATATACGCCACCTTCAGCTACAACAACGGCCCCATCGTCTGTTTGCTTTGGAGCAAAAGAGATGGGTTCCGGTGTTTTTTTCTTTATTTCAAAACCAAATAATTCAGCCACATTATATCCTAACTTATCAAATTACTTTAATTCTGGTCCGGGACCCGAACCATCTCCACCTTCATTCTTGGAATCAATTTCATACCAATCATATGCAAATGTAACTTGGAATTTTTCAACTTGATCTGTTGCTGCCCAATCAAGTTCAATTTGTGTAATTTCAATTGGGAACATATTTTTAAACGTATACGAACGGAGTATTTTTGGATTGCTCTTTGGACCGTTTTTACTATATTGCTTTACAGTAGCATTTGCTTTATAGTTACTTGGTTCTGTTGATCCAAAAGTATTTAAGTTTCCTTCAAGTGAATTGATCTTATTGTGCCATTCTTCCATGATCTTACGAATAGCAAAGTCTTCATCATTTAGAATTGTTACTCCCCACATATCGAAGGTTCTATCCCCTGCAATCTTAATTTTACGACCCATGTATGAAATTTCAATGGGCTGTATAGCTGATTGTGGGATTGTTGTTGATTCAACAAGAAATTCTGATAGATTGTTTAATGATCCACCATTAGTAAGCCCACCAGTAGGTGCATGTAATGCTACGCTGAAAAGCGTATTACGAGCACCACCGAATTTTAATGCCTTTGAAGCAAAATCGTTAATTGAAAATGCCATGTTTTGTGTTCTCCTTTAGTTTATTTATAACTGTTTTAGCCGACAATCTCAGAGAACTCAATGCCACTTCTAACTGCAACAAAGTTTAGTTGAATGTAGTTAATCGAACGTGCTGGCTTGACATAAATGTCACCAACGAAGCGATTGCTATCTACAACTTGTGCAGTATTGTTAGAAGCATCACAAATTATCTTAAAGTCATAGATACCACGGCGACCTTGAACATCTCTTAGGAAAGGTTCGACGAGGTTGCGGAACTGTGCACGTGTGAATTCATCGTTGAATTCAAACATTGATGACTGAGCAGCAATAGCAATTGTCTTTTCAAGAACAATAAACAGTCTACGAACATTGATACGATCAAAAGCACTTGGCTTAGCTAGAAGTGTCTTGTCTCCATTTAGGAATGTTCCTTGACCTTGTTGTGAAATAACAGGGTTGACACCATTCTTGTAAAGCAAGTCTCTTTGAGCCTTGTTTGGATTAAATGCTAGTCTAATAACATTCTTAATCTGACCACGTGTTGTGCCAGCAGGTGAGTACCATGGATCACGTGTAGCATCTGTACGTACACATAGACCAGCAATATCACCATTGAGTGGGATATAACGATATACGTCATTATACTTGTCATACTGATACTTGTATCCAGAATCCAAGACTGCAAATGATGATGGTCTTACAGAATTTCTGAAAGCAACTACATCTTCAGCAGCATTTAATGGGTTATTGACAACATCATTAATGTCTGGTGATACGAATACAACACAATCTTTACGAACATCAGCAATATTATCAATAACATAGTTTGCTAGTTGTTCTTTGTTTACACCACCACGTGGTTTACCAGTGATGACAAGTGAAATGTCAGCTTCTTCAGGAGTAATAAACAAGTCATATGCTCTTGCTAGATCAGCAAACTTAACACCAGTATTTGCATCTTCTGATTCATCCTTATCAGCACCATTAACAAATGATAATGTCATTGGAGCAGGAAGAGCAACAGCATTTGATGAAGCAACATTGAATGTAGTGTTTGAAGCAGCACCAGCACGATCAGCACCAGCCCAAATATAATTTGAACGGTCATTGATGACGTTCTTGTAGAAGTTGGAAGTACCATCTGATAACTTAGCATCAGTTGCACGTGATACGCCTGAGAATACCTCAAGAACTGTACCTGGTGAGCTTGTGAAACCACCATCTTCATCAATAACGACAACGTGTAGTTCATCTAGTTGTGTTAATACATTATTGGTCTGTGCAGCAATGTCACCATTTGTTGCAACATATGTTGAACGGCCAGGAGCCGCATCAACTTGTGTGTAATATTCCCAATAACGTGTTACGTGTTGTGAAGAAACATCAGTTGAAAGCTTGAATGGTTGTTCAAATTTAAATGTAATTGAAGCAGAGCCAGTGTTAAGACCAGCAACATTTGCTACAGTAATTGTCTTACCAAGAATTTTAAGCGCCTGTGTTCCAGTAGAAGTACTACCAACAAGAATATAGTCACCTACACTGAATTTATTTGCTACAATAACTGCATTAGCATATGGTGTTGATCCAGCAAAGTTATTTGCATTTGGATTATACAGGTTAATAGTACCAAATGTGCTACCAACAGTAACCTCAAACTTTGTATTTGCAGTTGTAAAGTTTGAATCAATTAGAGCAACATTTGTTGAGTATTGAGTTGGGTTATCGCAGACAGATACCTTTAGGCTGTTACCAAGAGCGCCTGGGCAACGAGCAACATATGTAACCTCTGAGGCATTGATTGTTGCTTGCTTTGTTGTAAAGTCATATTCATTCAGAACAGTATAAATTGCGTTTGCACTAACAGTAGCTGTGCTATTAGCAACAGCAATAGCTGAAGTTGTTAGGCTTGAGTTAGCTGCACGACTAATGTATAGTGCGTTTGAATATGAAAGAAAGTTAGCTGCTGTGAAGAAGGTTTCTGGGTTAATTGAAGTTGGCCTACCAAACTTAGCAACCAGATCATTTTCAGAAGTAACTAGTGTGCGAACGCCCACTGGTCCCCAACGAAATACACCAGCAAACGCACCAACTGTAGTATCTACAGCAGGTGTTGTTGTTGTAAGATCGATTTCTGAAATATTGATGCCGGGGCTAATTTGAAAACCACCACCTGAACCAAAATTTTGTACGGCCATTTATATCTCCTTTGAAAGATTTTTTGCATGTTCTACATGATTATATTTATAAAATAACGGAATTAGAAGAACATGAATTCTCTGGACGGATTTCGAACTAAATCGATAATATCATCATCGGGCTGACCATCATCCATAAACCCAAATGGAACCAGATCATTTTCTAACTCTTCTTCTGTTTTGTCTCTTAATTTCATCAAGGTATTAATATCTGTCAATTCTCTGAAGTACTGTTGATCAGTCATCCATGCAAATAGTACTAGACCCATTACCAAATCGTCATTACATCCCTGTTCAGCTTCGTATGATATGCCCTTTTTAGAAAAACGTGACAATTCATGGATGGTGTCATGATCATTAATAATTAATTGTCTTTGTTCGATAAGAAGCTTGAGCATAGAACAACCAATAGCCTTTACAGTCTTAGTTGTTCTGATACCCCTATCAATACCGCTTCCTTTGCCAAAGCCAGTTGATATTCTTTTTCCTCTTGCACCAGCATTTTCAGTATATACAATTGTTTCACATTCATAATCATAATATAATGAGTCAGCAACTTGTGCGCCTACATCATTAATTTCTACAAGGATTGTAGCATTGTTATATGCTTTTGAAGTCCTATATATAGTCCCGCTGTAATCTAGCGGTGTTACCATATTGTTTTTGTATGTACATACTTGTTGATATGGCATAGTAGTAACATCAATTACTTGAAAAGCAGAATAGTCTAATCCCTTTCCTCTTGATACGTCAACAACAATGACATAGCTACAATCTTTAACTGGATCATAGTATTTATTCAAACCATCATGTGAGGTTAGAGCAGCCTGAGATACAAGTGTTTTTAGGACAGCACCTGAAATGAGTGTGCCTGATGAACCTTGAAACTGACATTCAAATTCCTGAGCAAACTTCTCAAGATCAAAGTCCATAGCAGCGATGGTTTCCTTGTACCATGCTTCACCACGACCAGGCACACGTTGCCAAGGAACTTCAACATACTGATAACCATTTGTGCCATTTTCAGCACCATTACAAGTTTTGTAAAAGTGATTTAGACCATTTGGAGTAGATGTAAAGAGAATCTTTGTTGTTTCACCAGATGATATAGTTGGGAAAACAGAAGCAAAGAATTCATCCCAATTTTCAACGAATGCAGCCTCATCGATGTATAGTAGTGAGATTGACTTACCACGAATAGCTGAAGAGCTTGTAGCAGCCGCTAGAACCTTACAACCATTCTCTAGTTCAATTGAACCCTTGTTCCACTCCACAACGCCTTGCTGTAGCCAATCAGGAAGGCTTTCATATGATAACTTGATACGATCAAGGATTTCACGTGCAGCATCGCCCTTGTTAGCTAGAAGAGCAACTGTCTTATGCTCATTAAACAGAATGTAATGAAGAATGATTGCAGCCGCTGTGGTAGTCTTACCAGCCTGACGTGATGTAACAACCGTAACACGACGATTGTTCGTAACCTTTGTCATGATTTCTTTTTGATAATCGTAAAGTACAATAGGAATCAAACCACGGTCAACGTGTACGATTTGAATGTACTTCTCAGCAAAATAAATTGGGTCATCTTTACATTTGATGAACTCCTGAAGCATTTCAGCAGACCATTGAATCTGCCTTCTTGCCTTCTTTAAATTTACATTACCATTATAACCTTTACTTATTATCATTATCTTTATTCTTCATGTTCTCAAGCATTTGCTGAAGTTCAGCAGTTGAACCAACAAATAGATTGTTGATTGTCTGTCCACTTTCAGCATCTGGTTTCTTAGCTATTAATTTTGCTTTTTTGGCTTGTAAATCAACCAGACCCATGCTAATATCAGCATATGTTTTGATCATTGCATTCAATACTTCATATGCTTTAGGATGCTGTGACTGTTGAGCAATAGTGAGCATGTCTTGAACCGCTGTCTGGCTAAGATCGATAGCGTTGTTTAGGTTTGTATGGACCTTTTCAATATCTTCTTCTACCTGTTCATTATCTGTTTGAACAACAGCAGGAACATTAGTTTGATAATCATCAAATTGTGCCATTGGGTTTAGCCCTAAAGCATTATCTAAATATTTTGACATTAGTTATTCTCATATAGATTAATGATGAAACCAAAATCTGTATTGGATTGAATTGTATTATAATTCTTAAGATTATATGTTGGAATTCTTGCAATACTTGTAATGGTTCCTGATGCACCAGAAGTTGCACCAAAAACGGTGTTTCCAACACCAAGTGATCCATGAACAGTACTTGTGTTTACGTGTGTAGAATTTCCATCCTTCATATATATGAAGTTTGCAGTATCAAGATATACTTTTTCAGTTTGAATGAAATTACCAGCAACACCACTTAGTCTATATTGGAAAATAGCATTATTTGAATTTGCTGGCTGACCATTAGCATATTGAGCAGGGAAGATTTCTAGTCTTGTACCTGATGGCGAGTTGTTCTGTGTTGCATATTCCATAAGAACATTACCTGGTGGGATACTGATATTTGCATCAATTTCCTTGATGATGCCAGTATTTGCAGAGATTGATGGACCAAAGAAGTATCCCTTGAGGGTAAAATTCAATGTCCAGATGATGGCTCTGCGATTCATGAAGTCGCCTTCATATGTGTCTTCACAAACAATATTATCTAGTGTGATAGGAATATCATGCTTGATACCCATCTCTGGAACAAGATTGAGGGTTGCAGACCACATAGGATTGAAGTATGGGAGAATTTGTTCAATAATGTATGTACCGTCTTCAGCATTCTTTACCATGATCGATAGTGTCATGTCGATATTGTATGGCACTGGCATATATTGATAAAGAACTCCTGTAGGATCGCTTGGATCAGGAGCAGTTATCTTATTTGTCATTGGAAGTTTTCTGGTGGAATCATAAGTTACACCAGTAATTTCAAATGACATACGTGGAAGTTGCGTAGCAATAGGACGATTTAGATCAGGGTTGCCATCAAGACGTGCAAGAAACTTCTCACGAGGACCATAGTTTAATGGTACCTTCATGTTCTGAATAAGATTGCCGCCACTATCATATCTCTTCACCCAAATGTTGTTGAACAGGGTGCCAAAATAAATGATGTACTTTCTTAGAGTACCGTGACCAAAAGTATATCCAAACATTAGACGTTACCTTGACTGAAAGGATCGACATTGGACCAATCTATAATTCCAGCGCCTTCTTGCTGAAACTCTACGTTTGTCTCAAATACATCAAGCATAGCATTTTCATATGCATTATCATTTGTGACATTTGCAACGCTATACTTCTCTTCGATTGCATCAATCTCAGCATTACCCGTACTGAAACGCTCATTTGAGTATTCCCATACATCACAAGAAATATCCCAAATCTGTAGCTCTCCCATTTGATAGAAGATAGCAGTCTGATTGACATACTTAATGACAAACATCTTTTTCATCATTGTTGAATAGACAAGATCACCTTCACGTGGTCTTTGAATATCTGGACGCTGTGCTGCAATCTCGTTACCAAATGATCTACGTGCAATGCTGAAGGTAGCACTATCACGCACTTCAAGATTAAACTTGGAGAGGAATTGACCATCACCTTCATAGCTGTCGAATGACTTGATATACATGTCAAACTCAAATACTTCATTGTATGTTGATAGTTTATCTTCACCGTAGATATCATCTTTGGTTACGAGTGTGCGTGGAAGATAATAGACTGTGTGTCCATAGATAGAAATGGATTCGACAACAAGAGACTCAATAAGGTCTTGTTCGCCATAATTATTGAAGTTGTCGAAATAAACGCTTGGCATGAATTATCCAACCATATCTGAAACAGGAAGTGAATAACTTGAAATCATTTCTGCTTCCATTTTTTCAATTTCAGCCTGAGCATCATTGAAAATCTTTTCTCCATTAAACTGTACACCACCGGGTAATTGCATACCAGTAAACTTAGTAAGATTTGATCCCCACTGATACTTGATCTTAGCTGTGGCATAGTTTTGAAGCCAACGATCAGACCAAACTTGTGTGTATTCGTTTGGATCAACAATCTCATAGGCTTCGACTAGAAGATATTCACCAACATTAGTTTTTTTCCAATCCATATCAACATACAGACGATCCTTGTGTCGATTATAGCGAATTGGCTGTTGACCAACAAGCAACTCTGCAATAAGAGAAAGGTGTTCCATGGCCATATAGTATGGAACCATAGAAACGCTTGTTAATGAATAAAGATCGTTTAGAGCAATCTGATATCTAATATTAAAAAGATCATCCGAACGAATGCTAGGATCAGCAATAGGAAATACTCTTACCGCACCAATGATATTTTCTGGTAAAGTAATGTATTTGTCTGCTACGTTATTTGCAGTTATTTGCTGCTTGTAGTAAATCTTCTCAGTACCATCAAAGTGATAATCCCAATAATAACGAAGAGTTTCATCAATACGATCATCCACTTGATCATCATCGACATTAATTTCGATTACTGGCTTACCAAGCTTACGTAAGCAATATTCTTTGAATTCTGGTCTTGTTGTTGGAACTGCCATTGCTTAATCCTACTTGGTTTTCTTATATTTATTCGAATGTATATCCGAATGTTTCCAAATCTTCAGCATATCTCTGTGTTATCAGATCATATGCTTCATTGGTGTATTGAGTTTTATAGTCATCAACCGTTGCACTATTAATTTTTGTATCGTATAACTTGAACTTTTCGAAGTCTCCACCAATGTTATTGCAGATTGTCTCCATGGCATTTGTTCTGCCTTCATATTTAAAGACATTGCACACGACTGAATTACTCTCATCAACAAAATAAGATTTCTGTGTTCGAATATTACTATTTGGCCATACAACCGTATCACGAATATTGATAACCCAATCACTAAATGAAGTGCCTATGTTCAATTTTCTTTCATCAAAAACCAAACTGTTCATTTTGACCATTAGACTATAGAGGCTATATTCTCTGTCATACGGATTTCTAACAAATCCAAAAACATAAGGATTTGTTAGTGAAATGTGTTGAGCGATTTCAATGTAGTTAGAATGCCTACTTCTTCTTTCTGGTATGTCTGATGGTATTCTCAGCGTCTTTCCTTCACAACATTTGTTTAAGAAAAGACTCAATCCAGTACCACTTGTTCTTGGATTATGGATGAATATATAAGGATTTTCTTCTCTATAAATGGCATTTCCAGTAATTGCAGCCGCAAAAGTTTCATTTTGTCTATTGAAAAAATTAATTGCTGCTTCGATATTTTCGTCTTTCAACAGAATACCATTATCATCACAAATTGCAGGAATTGAAAAGTTTACTTCTTCGTATTTACTACGAATAGTTCCTTTAAAATGACCTGAGCCATCAGCAATAAGACTATAATTTAATACTGTTGTCATGTAAATGTTACCACTTTTGTTGCGCCAGTAAATACATTTGATTCACTTGTGAACCAAAGCCAAGATGTTGATGTTCCGCCTGAATAAATAGCATCAACTCGATTGAAAGCTGTATTACCAACAGTCATTGTGGTCCAGTTATTTGATCCTGAACCATTTGCTGTAAATGTAACAGTATTACCGGCATAAAGTTCGTTATACTCAAAATACAAAGATTTAATTGCAGCACCAGAACTCACATTGAATGTTCCATCACTGATTGAGCCATATGTAAAGTTTACTGTATCATATCCATAATAATATTGGTTATATGGAAAATAAAATGTTCCATATACAGTAGAACTACCAATAGTAACGGTCTGAGTATCTAGAATAGCTTGTGTACCGTAGAAATTACGAAGACTGATAGTTCCGCTTGATGGTACAGAACCATATGTTCCAGTTGTATTAGCAGCGACATATGTACCACCAGCATAATATTCATTTATACTGATTGGGACACTACCACCAAATATTTGCTGAATATTGTAGAGCGAAATCGATCCATTAGCAGTGTATTGTGGAAATGCGTATGGTACGTACTGGATGATTACAGCACCAGCAGCACCATTACCAGCAGCAGTAGTTGGACTACCACCACCGCCGCCACCGCCGCCACCACCAATAAATCCACCAGCAGCGCCCACACCAGCAGCAATACCACCACCACCGCCGCCACCAGAACCATATAAAGTTCCACCAACTGTATTTGCAAATTCTACTCCAGCGCCACCAACGGTAGCACTAGCAGTAGCTGTAGTTCCACCAAATCCACCAGAACTTGAGGCGGGTACTAAACCATCAAAGCCAAGACCACCAGTTCCCTGTAAACCAAATCCTAAGTTTGGTCCATTTACGCCACCACCTTGACCACCAACATAACCATATATATTGATACTTCCAATCTTGCCAACACCACCATCACTTAAAATAGAAGCACTCGAACCACCGCCACCGCCACAAGTAGCAGCAGTTCCAATACCATTACCACCAGCACCACCACTTTTCTTTGTGGTTCCTACGCCAGATGCAGCAGCACCGCCAGAGCCACCAGCCCCACCAGTACCAGCAGTTCCTCCACTACCACCTTTTGCAAGAACACCATCGGTAGATGATGATGGTACTGATGCAGAAACTCTACTCACCCAAGTATCACCACCAGAAGCACCAGAAGTATTATTTGCAGTAGCACCAGAACCACCAGCGCCAATTGAATAGTAAAGAGTGTTTCCGCCTGATAAGCCACCAATTAAATTCATGTCGGTCACACCAGATAGTGCACCACCGCCACCACCTGCACCGCCACCAAAAGCAGCACGAGCACCACCACCACCAGCACCAAATGCCATGATAGTAGCGCCGCTATTAGTCCAATCATTTGGAACAGTCCAAGTTGATCCTGAAGTAATAACAACAGTTTTTATTTTTGGTAATGTTGTGTATGTAACAATGATACCACCGGAACCACCAGCCCCGCCATTAGCACTGGTAGAAGCACTAGTAGCAGAACCACCGCCACCGCCACCACCTGAACCTAGCATATCAGCAGCACCACCAGAATTAGGAGTAGAAGTTGATGTTCCACCACCACCACCGCCGCCGCCTGAAGTGCCAATTACACCACTAATTGTGCTAATAACTCCAGTGTTAGCGCCACCAGCGCCGCCCATGCCAGCATTTGTGCCACTGGTAGAACCACCGCCACCACCACCGCCACCGCCTAGTGTTCCAGCAAAACCAGCACTAGTAGCAGCACCACCAGCAGCAGTACCAGCAATAAGATTTTGACCACCAGCACCACCTGACGTTGACGTAGAGGAAGTACCAGCAGTTAGGTATCCACCGCCGCCGCCACCACCATAGCTTGATGCAGCACCACCAGCAGAACCAGTATATTCATTACTACCAGCAGAACCGCCACCGCCACCACCATGAGAAGTTGATGTACCACCAGCGCCGCCTGATTTACTTATAACATAAAAGCCATTAGCAAAATTGCCACCTGCACCACCAGTGCCATTTGAAGCACCACCACCACCTGATCCACCTTTAGCAAGTATGCCAGTATTATTTGATGTTGGTGGAGTATTAGTTGAGGTACTTGTAGAAGTATTCCAATTTACCCAAGTATCACCTCCTGCTGCACCATCAGTAGAATTTGATGATGCACCAGCGCCACCAGCGCCAATAGAATAATAGATAGGTGCGCCTGGCACTGCTGTAAATGATGATAATGACACAGCACCACCGCCACCGCCACCGCCACCAGTTGCAGAAGTTCCGCTAGTTCTTCTACCGCCACCACCGCCACCACCATAACAGTAGATAGACATTAAAGTAGTTGAATCATAGTCAGTAGGTACTTGCCAGACAGTTCCGCTACGTAGAAAGATATATTTTGTTGCCATTACTTCTTATCTTCGCTTTTTGGTTGATATTTACATTCGTAAATTTTTCGATAAGTTTTTTCTAGAGCAATCGTGCTCCAAAATTTATTATCTATTTCTTTTATATCTTTGTCATACAATTTTTTAGTCACTGATCACTCTTCTATATGCCTTGACAGTAATAATTTCTTTGGTATCGTAATTGAATGTGATGCCATACGTCCATGTAAAACCAGGCTTATCTTCAACAGAAGTATATGGAATATTATGATGTGCACAGAAATCAATAATTTGATTTTCAGGAACAGTACAATAGCAATCAATGTATGGTTCTACGGTGCCATCAATACGATGAAGTCTTGCAAAGAAAGCATTTTCAATATTTGGAATTACTGGTAATAAAGAAGCATCAAGTGATGTTCCTTTAAATACTACTTTCAACATAATTTCTTTTGTGACGATATTATGCTTTAATCCGTACCAACAGTACATATCTGGATACATCTCTTCAGTAACTTGGTACTTGGCTAGAAGTTCCTTTGACGGAAATGCCATTTCATACCAACTGATAGATTCATTTGTGTATGGAGGTCTATATCCATCATATGTACCAATAAAGTTTGTTGAAACACTTTCAAAATCTACATCAGAATCTGGAAAATTTTCTTTGAGTAGTGCTAAAACAGGTGCCGCTTCTGGTATAGAAATAGAAATATCTTCACGAACCATAACACCATTAACATACACATGATCGTGAATTTTAGCAGCTTCAGGATTTGCAGAAAAGGCTTGATTAATATTATCGCCAATAGTTGTAACATCAACCTGCACAGGCTCTGGAAATGGTTGTGGATTAGGATTATAGAATTCCGTACCATTCCAAACCCATCCTATATCACAAAATTTACCATCAGAAACGTCAACGAGATAGCATCCGTTTTGAGCAGGTTCAGTTGGTGGAGCAACAATGATGTTGACCACTACATTATCTTCAAGACGTACTACGGCTGAACGATCATTCACAATTCCACCAAATTGATATTCCATGTTTTATATTCTCCAAATATATTTCTATATCTATTTATGCCTGAGCTTCTGACCATCTCAAAAGAACGTGACCCTGAGCAGTACCTGTTGCATTATTGGCAACTGGTACTGAAATTGCAGATATTACGCTTTTCAATGTAACGTCAGCCATTGTCCTGTTCCTTATTTATTAATGCTTTAACAAGTTCTTTCAACTCATCAATCTGTGTCTGTTGATCCTTGATTGCTTCAATAAGAAGTGGTACAATGCGATCATATCTAACTGTTAGATAGTTTTCGCCTGTCTTGCTTCCACCATCCTTACCAATATCAAATGGAGCACGTGCAACAGCATCTGGAATAATCTTTTCAATTTCCTGAGCAATAACACCATGTTCGTGGATTTGACCGGGAATAAAATCATATTTATCACAAAGTTCCTTATCCCAATCGAAGGTATAACCACCAATTTGTTGAATTTTCTTGATAGGTTCTTCAATTGGAGTAATGTTCTTCTTCAAACGTCTATCTGAAGAATATGCAGTGATGTTTCCTGTGTGTGTCAATCCAGTTGTATTAGCAGACATGTAGTTGGTTGTACCACCATACCATTTAAACTGTTCAGTATTAGTTTGAGTACCAAACCACATAGTACCGCTTTCAACACCAATAGCCATACCAGCAGATGATGCACTGATGCTATCGTAAATAACAAGCTTTACGCCAGCACTATATGAAGTGAATGCAGGAGCAGCAACACCACCAGCACCCCACATGATACGATTTGAAGTAGCATTTGAAAAAACAATAGAATTTGCACCAACAGATGATGTAATTGTACCTGTCATAGTACCACCAGCAAGTGGTAGCTTAGTAGAGTCTGTCGCACTAGCAGCAGAAGCAACACTCAACTGGTTTTCATTTTTACCATAGGCATATGTCGCATTATTAGCAGTAAATGTTGTACCAGTTCCTGTTAATCCTGTACCAGCACCAGTAAAACTTGTAGCACTAAATGCACCAGTGTATGTAAGAGCACCAGTTCCCGCTCTACCTAACTTACTAGTTGAATCGGCATTACCAAATATAATATATCCATTATTTGCACTTTGCTGTCCTCTAATAGACATTGTATCGGCAACATTAATATCACCAATCCAAACATCATCACCAACTTTAAAATTTGTACCACTACCATTATTAGTTGCAGCTACAGTATCTGCCGTTAGTGTTGTAAAAGCACCAGTGTTTGCTACTGTTGAACCGATAGCACCAGCAGTTTCCCATCTTCTACTAGCAAGATATGAAGCATTGTTGGCAGCGCCTGTAATATCAATACCCCACGTACCAGAAGCATTAGTACCTGTTGTTGATGGAGCACCCACTGTGTTATAGCTGATCGTTACAGCAGCAGAACCATTAAATGTATTACCAGATGCTGCACCAGAACCGCCGTTATTAAATGTAACAGCGTTTGTTGTATTACCACTACCAGCAGAAACTGATCCCCAGAATACACCGCTGCCATTTGAGGTCAGAACAAGGCCATTAGCACCCAGAACGCCGTTAGCATAAATACCGCCCTTAAAGTTGGTATTGCCATTTAATACAGTGTTGGCAGAAGCAGTCAATGTAGTAAATGCACCAGTATTTGCTACTGTTGAACCAATGGCACCAGCAGTTTCCCATGTACGACCTTGTAGATATGTCGAGTTATTAGCTGTTGCAGCAGTACCACTCAATGAGGCAGCAGTGGCAACTGACAACTGACTTTCCTGCTTACCATATGCATATGATGCACTATTTGCATAGGTTGCATTATTAGCAGTTAAAGTACCAATCGTTGATGTATCGACAGTTCTTGTCCACGATCCACCATTATGTGCTTTATACCAAAGACCATTGCTATCTGTTCCCATCAAAGAGAACCCTCTTGTAGCGACATCACCAGCACCCATACCAAACCAATAACCAATGGCTGTCATACCTGATGGAACATTTGTTGAGGATGATATGTTAACAAATCTTGTTTCATATAGTGATGGCTGAGTGTTTAGATCATATCCATAATATGTTCTACCACCATTCATTGAAGCATATGAAATAACTTGACCAGCAGTTGCTGTTACCGTATTAGCAACACCGCCAGATTGGTTTGTAGTAAGAGTAGTGAAAGCACCAGTGTTGGCTACTGTTGAGCCGATAGTACCAGCAGTTTGCCATGTTCTGTCTTGTAAATAATTTGCATTATTACCAGATGCGCCACCAGCAGAAACTGATCCCCAAAATACAGATGTACCATTTGATGTTAGGACAAGTCCATTAGCACCAAGAGAATTATTAGCATATATACCACCAGCAAAAAAGCTGTTACCATTATGAACAGTATTTCCAGAAATAGTAAGGATAGTAAACGCACCAGTGTTGGCTGTTGTTGCGCCAATTGGTCCTTGGAAACCCGCACTTCCTATTGTTGCCCAAGAGGTTAATGCAGTTGAATCGCCTGTTTTTTGACCAAATACTATTGAATCTGATGTATTTGGAACACCGAGTTGGAACCCTGCATTCGTGATTGCCAAACGCAAAGTTGTAGTAACGCTGTCGGTAAACTTTGCTATAGTACTGCCATTGGTTGTGGCAGTTGGTCCTACAAAAGTAGGAACATTCGATAGTACCATACTTCCGGTTCCAGTGACCGAATTGGCTAAGGCAACACCCGCATATGTTAGAGCGCCATTCAGAGCAGTGTTAGCAGAAGCAGTAAGAGTTGTGAATGCACCAGTATTAGCTACTGTCGAGCCAATCGCACCAGCAGTTTCCCATGTTCTTGCTTGTAAGTATGTTGAGTTGTTTGCAGTTGCAACAGTGCCACTTACTGATACAGCAGACGCAACACTTAGCTGACTTTCTTGCTTACCGTAAGCATACAACGAGTTATTCGCTGTAGTTGCAAAAGTAGCATTGGCCGCTATAGAAACTGATAACTGGCTTTCCTGCTTACCATATGCATATAGTGAATTATTTGCAGTTGTTGCAAAAGTAGCATTGGCAGATGTAGAGATTGAACCCCAGAATACAGATGTTCCGTTTGAGGTCAGAACAAGGCCATTTGCACCTAATGAGTTATTTGCATATACACCACCAGCAAAGAAGCTGTTACCGTTATGAATAGTATTGCCAGAAATTGTAAGAATAGTATGTACTGCGGTATTAGCTACAGTCGATCCGATAGCACCAGCAGTTTCCCAGATACGTCCCTGTAGATATGTTGAGTTGTTTGCTGATGCAGCAGTACCACTTATTGATACAGCAGACGCAACACTTAGCTGACTTTCTTGTTTACCATATGCATACAACGAATTATTTGCAGTTGTTGCAAAAGTAGCATTTGCTGCTATAGCAACTGATAGCTGACTTTCTTGTTTACCATATGCATATAGTGAGTTGTTAGCTGTGGTAGCAAAGGTAGCATTGGCCGCTGCACTTACAGACAACTGGCTCTCTTGTTTTCCATAAACATATGATGCACTATTGGCATATAGTGCATTGTTCGCATTTGCCACAGTTCCTGAGATAGATGAAGCGTTTGCCCAATAACTGGCAGTGCCGTTTGAGAACAATGCTTGACCAGATGTACCGAATGATCCATTAGCAACAACACCACCATTAAAATAACTATTACCATTATGAATGGTATTACCAGAAATTATTAATGTTGTAAACGCACCAGTATTTGCTACTGTTGAACCAATGGCACCAGCAGTTTCCCATGTTCTTGCTTGTAGATAGGTAGCATTATTAGCAGTTGTCGCTGTGCCAGAAGAGACTGATCCCCAAAATACACCAGTGCCGTTTGATGTTAGGACAAGTCCATTAGCACCAAGAGAACTATTTGCGTAAATACCACCATTAAAGAATGAATTTCCATTATGAATGGTATTACCAGAAATTATTAATGTTGTAAACGCACCAGTATTTGCTACTGTTGAACCAATGGCACCAGCAGTTTCCCATGTTCTTGCTTGTAAGTATGTTGAGTTGTTTGCAGTTGCAACAGTGCCACTTACTGATACAGCAGACGCAACGCTTAACTGGCTTTCCTGCTTACCATATGCATAAATTGTATCATTTGCAGTTGTTGCAAATACTGCGTTAGCAACATACAACTGACTTTCTTGTTTACCATTAAAACGAAGAGCATTGTTAGCTGTGGTTGCAAAAGTAGCATTTGCTGCTATAGCAACACTTAACTGGCTTTCCTGCTTACCATAAACGTATAGCGAGTTATTCGCTGTTGTTGCAAAAGAAGAGTTAGCAACAGAGGAAACATTTGCCCAATAACTGGCAGTACCGTTTGAGAACAATGCTTGACCAGATGTACCGAATGATCCATTAGCAACAACACCACCATTAAAATAACTATTACCATTATAAACAGTATTGCCAGAAATAGTAAGAGTTGTAAACGCACCAGTATTAGCTACTGTTGAACCGATAGCACCAGCAGTTTCCCATGTACGACCTTGTAGATAGGTAGCATTATTAGCAGTTGTCGCTGTGCCAGAAGAGACTGATCCCCAAAATACACCAGTACCATTTGATGTTAGGACAAGTCCATTAGCACCAAGAGAACTATTTGCGTAAATACCACCATTAAAGAATGAATTTCCATTATGAACAGTGTTGGCAGTAATAGTTAATGATGTAAAGGCACCAGAATTCGCACTGACACCACCACCCGTCACGAATAAACCGAGTGTGTTGCCTACTGTATTTAGTGCTGTGTTACCAAGAAACAAATAACCATCAATAGATGTATTACCATATACTCTTGTACCACCAAGTAATTTTGCCATTTATATTATTCCTGTAACTTCGTCTAGTGAACCAGCAATCATTAATGTACCATTACTGTATAATCTTCTTGCTAACCCACTATTTATAGGGTTTATAGTTACTTCATCAAAGGTTTTAGAATATGCAATCCCTGTATTACTTATACTATATGCTGTTGATCCAGTTAATGTAATTTCGTCAAATGATCCAGATACAAGCAAAGTTCCGTTAGAGTACAATCTGGAAACTTTGGGAATATAGGTAAAAACAAACCCTGTGTTATTACCATAGTTTGCGTTGGTGTATGGAGAGGCTGTAAGCGCAAACACCGTAGAGGCTGGGCTGGCATTGAGATAGGAAATAAGGCAGTTATAAAGGTAGAGCGTTCCCGCTCCTACATATACAATATCTTGTGCAACACCAGTAACACCTGTTGTAAGCTGCTGACTAAAGCCTGAATCAGTATCGCTATAGATATTTTTAAGTTTATTAGCTTCTGAGCCAGTGCCTATGAATTTTATAGTCCCACGATCTGTCCCAACCGCCTTAATAGTAGTGCCAAATCCCTGAACTGTAAGCGTTTGAAGTTGCCCCGAATACAACTCAATGTTTGAGTAATCTGAGGGTGGCGTTGGTCCTTGTAGCCCCGCCTGATTACTGTCATCGTAAAAAACATAGTTAATACTTCCGTATGTTAGTATCGAACCTGTTCCAAGTATGTTTAATGGCGCTCTATAATTTGCCCCTTCAGCGTTAAACGCTTGTCTAACATCCCATTTAGCGGTAGCAGAATTACCATTAAGAACAAATGTGCCACCAGAGCCAAAATTTACTGTAGCTAGCGAATCAGTCTGCCAGCTATAAGTAAACAGTGGTGTACGGAGCATGAAACCGTTTAAATCCAACGTCATACCGGGCTGCAACTGAAAACCAGTGGCAGTGGATTTGAGTGTTAGCTCATTTGTCAATTTGTATGTGCTGGTACTTGATGCAAAAGATAGATTCAGATTTAGTGCGTCAGCCCACCCCCCACTTAGTTTCCTAGTGATATTGCTGTTGTTACTTAAATCCATCCTACCTGCTGGGACAGCATGTCCACCGATCTGCACATCGCCATAGCAAACAAGGTTCCCGCTAGAGCCGTAGTTTAATGCTCCGGTAAAATTAGGTGTATTAAAATTACCTACAGCGCCTGTGGTTATAGTTACAGTTCCGGCTCCGTTTAATGTTACTGGAACGGCATAAAAATTTTGAGATGCGCTTATATTTATGGTACGGCCTGATATTGTTGATGGATTGGATAGGATGACTTGACCGTTATTTTGATTTGTCATCGTGCCTGTCCACGTTGATGCTGCTACAACAGTGCCACTTGCGGCGGAAACCGATATTGTACCGCTAGTACCAAAATCAATATTACCACCCGTCCATGTAGTTGTAGCGGCAGTAATATTAGAGGTATTGCATAGTAGCGTACCAGCCGTCAGTGTCAATGCGCCTGTTGTAGTCACATTGCTGCTTAATGATAAGTTAAGATCAGATAAGTTTAGAGTAATGCCGCATGTTAAACTTGATCCGCTGCTAAGCGTAGCCGTCCCTGTGGTAGCACCCGCAAAGTTCATAGCTCCTGTAGCTGTCCACGTTATACCCGATCCGATAGATACCGTAGCGCCGCCAGTGAAAGTCCATGCGCTTGCTCCAGTAAATGTCAGAGTACCAGCAGAAGGGTTTGACATTGTAACACCAGCTAAAGCTGTCGCAACGCTTCTTGTTACTGTGTAAGATGCACCACTTCCCGCAGGATTGGAGTTGGCATCGAAGAAGACGAGATCGCTAGCGCCTGGTACTGAAGCACCGCCAGTACCCCCAGATGTATTCGCCCACTTAGTACCTACTGTTGCGTTCCACGTGTTGGTACCGCCTACCCAATAACGATCAGCCATTGACTATTCCCAACTCTGTTTTTTTATTGGCGATCCATTCATCGAACTTTTGTTGCTTCATAGCTTCAATTTCAGAGTCAGCCAACCCATGGTCTTCAGGGAGCCATAGCGTGAGTCCGTAAAGCCCATACTCAGTTGCAATTTCGGATGTAAACGGAAGCCATATCATTGATACAGCAATCCAATCAGAAAGCATCTGTTGCTTTATAGCTTCAATTTCAGAGTCAGACAACCCATGGTCTTCTGGTAATTGAATGATATCATGATATGGACCGTAGCGAGTTTCAAATTCAAAGTGAATGGTGATCATAATTTATTCCTCAACCAAACACAGTATCTAGACTGTTTGTTGTTGCATTATAATATTCATAAACTACACTTATATTAGTTGAATTTGAAAAACCAACACGACCACCAACATAAATGTTGTTTGAAACACCAACACCACCAGTGACAGTAATAGCACCAGTTACAGCATTACCAGATGGTGTTTGATTTGTGAATGAATGTGTATTGGTCCATACAAATGATGCTGCTGCATTAACGCCACTACCACTTGCGCTTACAGAACCCCAAAATACACCAGTACCATTTGATGTTAGGACAAGTCCATTAGCACCTAATGAGTTGTTAGCGTAGATACCACCATAAAAGAATGAATTTCCATTATGAACAGTATTGCCAGAAATTAACACAGAATTACTAAATGTAGTGTTACCAGCAATTATACCAGCACCATTAGCAAACTCAATATTAGGCGTGATTATGCCACTTTTAACTATAAACTTTTTATCGTTTGCCACTGATTCACTTTCCTCTAGTTGGCGATGTTATTATATATGATTTAAATCAAGAATAGTTGCTCAGATACTCTAAATGCGATAGTGTTGGCTGAAGAAGGAGTTGCAAGAATTCTTACACTATTACTTACAATATCTACTTCATATGTAGCTAATACCGTTGGACCTGTGAAAAGCATACCGTACTCAATTGCTGAAGCAACACTATTATCATGAGCAACTAAAAGTTCAGTTACATGACGGCGAGTGGTTGATGTTTCAGTTGCCTGAATGTAAATCTTCGCACTACCATATGTATTAGCACTGAATTCAGAAATTTGAACCTGAGCAATAGCAGATGCGGTATTTGAATCACCAGATAAATGAACAATATTTTTTACTGAGATGTAGTTGGTTGCGTTAGCAATTGCAAATGATGCGTTTGTGAAGGCACCAGTATTAGCAGTTACACTACCAATAGGAAGTGGAGCTTGCCATGTTGCACCTTGCAGAGCAAGTGTATTAGCAGATGTTGTTGCAAAGGCAGCATTAGCTACTGATAGCTGGCTTTCCTGCTTACCATATGCATATAGTGCGTTGTTGGCAGTTGTAGCAAACACAGCATTTGCAACGTAAAGCTGACCTTCTTGCTTACCATTTAGATAGGTAGAATTGTTAGCATTCGCAACAGTACCAGAGACGTTGTTAGCATTAGTCCAGTAGATCGCTGTTCCGTTTGATGCTAGAACTTGACCAGCAGTACCAGCACTACTATTGGCAATAAGACCAGCATTAAATACTGCATTGGCATTAAATGTAGCAACACCAGATGTGATCAGTGTTGTAAACGCACCAGTGTTAGCGGTTACGGTACCAATAGGAAGTGGAGCTTGCCATGTTGCGCCCTGAAGAGCAGCAGAGTTGGCGGTATTTGCTACTGATAGCTGACTTTCTTGCTTACCGTTTAATCTTAGCGCATTATTTGCATCTGTAGCAAATACGGCATTCGCAACATAAAGCTGACTTTCCTGCTTACCATTTAAACGTAGAGCATTGTTGGCATCAGTAGCAAAGACAGCATTAGCAACATACAACTGGCTTTCTTGCTTTCCGTTTAGACGGAGAGCATTATTTGCATCTGTAGCAAATACAGCGTTGGCAACGTAAAGCTGACTTTCTTGCTTACCATTCAAACGCAGAGCGTTGTTAGCTGTACCACTATAATTGTTAGCGTCAATAGTTCCTACATAGCTTGCGGCATTACCAAGTCTTAGAGTATTAACAGATAGATTAGCATATGAAAGTGATGCATCAGTTGTAATAATAATATTATTATTTACAGAGGCTTCGTCCCCATATGTTGAAATGAGGATATATTCTTTATTTGTTGGGTTTCTGACTAGACCTGTGTGGTTGTTTGTATTGCCAGAGCCGTTATAATGTGCTAGAAAACCAGTCCATAGAGTATCAGATACAGTATTATTTACAGCAAGCTTAATAATTGGATCGATGACACTAAGTGTCTGGATGTTTGAAGAAACAAGGTTTCCAGTTAGAATTAGGTTTCCAGCAATACTAATATTACCAGTGAACGTACCATTTGCAAAGGTCACATCATCTGTTGTACGAACATTTTGGTTCATACGGAAAGGCAGACGAGGTTCTGCTAATGTGCCAGTTGAGATATTTGTGGCATTAGTATAGAATTGGCTATTTGCACCATTTAAATATAGTGCGTTGTTTGCAGTATCAGCAAACGTAGCATTAGCAACGAAGCTGCCAGCAACACTACCAGCAACTGTTGCATAAACAGCGTTAGCAACATATAGTTGACTTTCTTGCTTACCATTCAAACGAAGAGCATTGTTTGCAGTATCGGCAAAGACCGCATTCGCACCATTGGTTGAATATGCAGCATTGGCTACTGATAGCTGAGATTCTTGCTTACCATTAAGACGCAGAGCATTATTGGCATCAGTAGCAAAGACAGCATTGGCAACATAAAGCTGAGATTCTTGCTTACCGTTTAGTCGTAATGAGTTATTGGCTGTTGTGGCAAATACGGCATTGGCAACATAGAGTTGGCTCTCTTGTTTACCATAAACAAATGATGCGTTATTAGCAGTGGCTTCATAGAATGTTGAATTGATCATGACACTAGAAGTGCCAAAGGCAATATCACCATTGACAGTCAATACACTAGAAGTACCAGCTACCGCCGAATCATTGATAGTGATCAACGTACCAAAGGCAGTATTACCGACTATCTTAAGTGTACCATCAGTGCCGTAGTTAAAGTCTAATACAGCAGTCGTGTTGCTACCGTTAGCAAACCTAACTGTAGGTGCGCTAAGGCCATTCTTAACTATAAATCTTTTATCATTTGCCATTTGCCAATTGTCCCTTTAGGAAAGTTAGTTTGTTTTCTTGTTTATTTATACGATCATCATGCTAGAAACAGGTTCTGTATGATTTTAAATGTTGTTGTGTTTGATGAAACTGGAGTTGCAAGAATTCTGACATTACCCGAAAGAATATCAATATTAAATGTTGCTAGTGCAGTGTTTCCTGTTTGTATGACACCATATTCAGTAGCAACAACATTCGTTCCATCATGAGATAAAAGTATTTCGCTAATATGTCTGAAATTGTTATGAGTGTCTGTTACTTCGATGATCAACTTACCACCAGTATATGTGCCAGTAGAAAACTCTATAATATTTGCAGGTGTCATACCCGATACAGTGATCTTACCAAGGCCCATCATGTGAGCAACACTAGCAAAAGCAATGTGTGAAGTTACATTAGCGTAAACAAACTTACCCGTATTAGCAGTTATTGCGCCAATAGCAGCAGGGGATTCCCATGTATATCCTTGCAAATAGCTTGCATTGTTTGATGCAGATGTATACAGCGATGAGTTAACATTTAACTGGTTTTCATTTTTACCAAATGCACGATAAGAATTGTTTGATGTTGCCGCAAAATATGTTGAATTAATAACCGTAGTATTGCCTAAAAAGATATAATCATTTGCAACAATATTTGTTTTTACATATAAAGTATTTGCTTGAAGAGCAACAAACTTACCATCATTTGGTGTTGTATTACCAATTGATGCTGGTTCTTCCCAAGTCTTAAACTGTAAAGATAATGCATTATTTGAACTTACTGAACTTGATAGTAATGTAAAATATGCTGTATTAACGTATAGACCTGAGCTATTAGCAACAAGACCGTCTTTGGCATTAACTGCAACATCATCAGTATTTACAGAAATACCAGCACCAGCACCAACATAAAGAATTCCGCTATCAGTGAAAGGACCACCGACCAAACCAGAACCACCATCAACACTTGTTACTGTACCAACAAATTGATCTTGAGTATCAATGACAACGTATGATGAATTTGAGAATACTTTAGCAGTACCATTACCAACTAATACAACATCATTGTTGACGTTGTTTGCATTGTATAGACGCATAACACCGACTGTGGTATTAGCCACAGATTGATAATAATAAATTGCACCTTGATCTTGTTTCCAGTATATTCCACCAGAACCATTTGAAGCTAGAACTTGATCAGTGGAACCAAATGTTCCATTAGCCTTAACACCACCATTGATGATGATATCTTGGAATGTCCATGTGTTCGATACAGAGACTGAGCTTGAAGTATTAACACTGCCTTGTGGTAATACATTCCAAGGAAGTGTACCAGTGCTGATGTTTGTCGCATTGGTAAAATATGATGAAGTTAATCCATTCAGATAGTTTGTATTATTAGAAAATAATGAACTATTTGATGTATTTGAATATGAAACAGAGAGTTGGCTTTCTTGCTTACCATTAAGATAAAGAGAATTATTAGCTGTTGTTGAAAAGACTGCGTTAGCAACAGATAGTTGACTTTCTTGTTTTCCATAAACGTAGGTTGCATTGTTTGCTGTACCAGAATATGATCCAACACCAATAGTTGAAAATACAGTACCATTACCAAGCTTGATACTATTGACTGCTAGGTTAGCATATGTAAATGATGGATCAGTAATAACAATAATATTATTATTGACAGAAGCTTCATCAGCATATGTTGACATAAGAATATATTCTTTTGTCGATGGATTTCTAACAAGACCAGTATGGTTATTTGTATAACCAGAGCCACTATAGTGAGTTACAAAACCACTCCATAGAGTATCAGCACTATTATTAGCACCCAATTTAATCATTGGGTCAAGGACGCTCAATGATTGTACGTTTGTTGAGTATAGGTTTCCAGAAAGAATTAAATCACCACCAACAGTAATATTGCCAGTGAATGAACCATTTGCAAATGTTACACTATCAGTTGTGCGAAGGTTCTGATCCATTCTAAATGGTAGACGAGCTTCTGCTAGTGTACCAGTTGAGATGTTATTTGCATTTGTATAGTATGCTGAGTTAAACCCACCAAGATACTGAGCAGTGTTCGCATTAAGTGCGCTCTCTGCCTTACCATTAAGATAATTTGCTACGTTTGCATATAGTGCCGAATTAGCAGCAAGAGCACTTTCAGCTTTACCATTAAGATAATTGGCTACATTCGCATAAAGAGCAGAGTTAGCTGCCAGTGCGCTCTCTGCCTTACCATTAAGATAGTTAGCAATATTTGCATATAGCGCCGAATTAGCAGTATAAGCAAATTGAGCATTTGTTGCATAAGTTGCTGAGTTAGCTGCTAGTGCGCTCTCTGCCTTACCATTAAGATAATTAGCAACATTGGCCGTGTATGAAAACTGAGCATTCGTTGCATAGGTAGCTGAGTTAGCATTTAGTGAAGTCTCTGATTTACCACCATACGAATATAGAGCCGCATTAGCAATCCCTGCATATGTCGCATAGTTTGCATAGAGAGCAGAGTTTGTGCTAAGAGCACTTGGGGCAACACCGTTTAGATAATTAGCACTATTTGCAGTGTAAGCAAACTGAGCGTTGGTTGCATATGTTGCACTATTGGCATTAAGAGAGGTTTCAGACTTACCGCCATATGAGTACAAGGCAGCATTTGCAATACCAGCATATGTCGCATAGTTAGCGTAAAGAGCAGAGTTGGCTGCTAACGCACTCTCTGCCTTACCATTAAGATAGTTGGCGACATTGGCCGTATAGGCAAATTGTGCATTCGTTGCATAGGTAGCTGAGTTGGCATTCAGAGATGTTTCTGCTTTACCATTATATGCATACAGTGCAGTATTAGCGATCCCTGCATATGTTGCGTAATTGGCATACAAAGAAGAGTTTGCAGCTAGTGCGCTCTCTGCCTTACCATTAAGATATTTGGCGACATTAGCAGTGTAAGCAAACTGAGCATTGGTAGAATATGTTGCTGAGTTTGCATTAAGAGCAGTTTCTGCTTTACCATTATATGCATATAAAGCAGTGTTGGCAATGTTTGCATAATTTGCCTGATTGGCATAGAGCGCCGAATTGGCATTAAGTGATGATTCAGATTTCCCATTAAAAGCATAAAGTGCGTTATTGGCTGTACCAGTAAAGAACGAGGAATTGACCTTACCGCCACCAATAGACACAGTGTTACTAACACTAATGTTGTTAGCATTCACGTCAAGGTTAGCGTTTACAAATGTATTGTTGCCGACCTGAAGGCCGTCTTTTACTTTAAAGGTCATTCCTCGTCCCAATTAATCAGAGGTTGATTTTATGTTATTATTATTTATTATATCATTCTTCTGAACTTATAGGAATAATTGTTTGATGCTCTATTAGAAGTAGCAGCTATCTGAAGCACCATGTCAATATCAACATTTGCGCTTCTATAAATTCTCAAAAACAAAGTACCAGAAACATCTGGTGTGGCACGATGAAGAAGAATTTCATCACCCGTTTGATTATTAGTGTTGTTTGGATACCAAGACATTACACCAGTGACAATCTCGTTGAGTGGAGACACCATCTGAAGCATATAGGAACCAATTGGAAGTATAACTGAATTAATACCAGTATCTGTCCATTCTGTGGTGACTGCACGTGTGTCTGTGACAGTCAGAATTTGATCAATATTGGTCCCCTGAGTAGGGATCAGACCACTATGTTGAATTGTGGTGAATACCGCTGTATTTGGTGTTGTTGTACCGATTGCACCAGGGTTAGCCCAACCGCCACCACCAACAAGGTATAAGGCTGAGTTGGCATTGATCTGACTTTCTTGCTTACCATAAGCATAGGTACTGTTATTAGACGCAATCGCACTAGAAGCAATCGTTGCATAATATGCACTATTAACATTAAGATTACCAGCACCAACGCCGCCCAATAAAAGAGCATATGTGGCCACATTAGCATATAGGGCAGTGTTTGCATCAAGTGCGCTCTCTGCTTTACCATTTAGATAGTTAGCAATGTTGGCATATGTAGCAGAATTTGCACTAAGAGTTGCAATATAATTTGTGTTGACTGTGAGAGTTACAACACCAGTAGAACCACCACCAGAAAGACCATCACCAGCAATAACGCCATTGATTGTGCCAGAGCCTAGTGATGACCAGTAAACTGATGAGCCGTTTGATGTTAGAACTCTACCATTAGCACCAAGACTACCATTGGCACTGATCTTGTTAGTAAATAAAGTATTTGATACAGTTAGATTGGTGAGGTTGGTAAGAGGACGAATTTCATAGAGTTGGTTGTTCGCATTGTAGATGATCATTGCGCCATCTACAAGGCTTACAGCATTTACATTTGGAATATCAGTGAGACTACGAAATTCATAAATCTGATTTCTAACTGTAATTGGGTCAGTAACAGTTAACTTACCGTCAAACTTTTTTACGGTAACGTCGAAATTTGATTTAGATAACGTAACTCTGATATCTTTTAATTCCATTACCTAGTTACCTGTGGTGTTACGGTTACGATCCCCTCAACAATTCTAAGCTTTGTGTTAGAACTTGAAGTCAATTCACAATCATAAACATATCGACCAGGTGAGATATAATTTGAGGTATTTGCTGACATTGATAGAGTGACTTCACCAGTGTTTGCAGTAATGAGAACACCAAACGAATATGAAGTTAGTGATGTGTAATGCTTACGCATCTGTGCAGCCCCTGTGAAGCCTGTTAAGGCAACCGGAGAATTATTTGCGTCCTTGACATTGACAGTAACTTCGTAGTCGCTTCCTTGATCAATTACGATGTTTGTTTTAATGGCCATTCGATTACTCTTCGTCTAATAGGGTGTCTTTAGTATTTATCTATTGACAACCACAGCGAATCTCGTTATAATCGATATGTCGTAATTAAATACTATACTGTATATAGAGATTCAATCTCATCCATGACATTCAACAAAGCCTGAAAGCAGTCTCTAGCTTCTTGTGTGATATCATCACGAGTACGAAAAGTTTGGAGAACAGCAAGCGATTCTTTACGATCATCCCATTCTAAATGAAGTGTGGGGAAGCCTTCTAGTCTTCTTCTCATGATTTCACCACCCATTAGATGAGCACCTGTGAGAACATAAGCAGCACCAGCAATAGATTTTTCGGTTCTTAAAGATGCAACATAATCAGCAGCAGCTTTAAAAAGTTTAACTTCAGGTTCATGATCCATCGCCTGAAGGTCTTTAAAAATTCTGTGTGTACGAGAAATGCATTCAGGCATTTGGGGATCAATTGCAGAGTGAATTTGGTACAAGGCCATTAACCAAGCCTTGTACCAAATCCTATGTGGTTTACCTGTTGCCATAGCACCGCCTACAGCGTGTGCTTCACAAGCATGATGTAGGTCACGTGTTGATTCCCATAACGGTTTAGTTGTCATTATATAATCCTATTTATTTTGATTTTAATTCTTCGATTTCAGCTTTTAGTTCCTTGATGGCTTCAATAAGCAGACCGACAATGTTACCATAGGCAACAGTCTTGATACCCTTTGAATCTTCTTGAACAACTTCAGGAAGAACTGCTTCAATCTCTTGAGCGATAACACCAGTATAGCGTTTATCACTTTCAATGTCAGTTCTTTCAAAGGTAACACCACGAATTTGTGATACTTTGTCAAGAGCATTAGGAATGACTTCAATGTTTTTCTTGATTTTAATATCAGAATATGCAGTGATGTTGCCTGATGCAGTAATTGCACCATAAACGTATAGACCACGAGAACCAGCCTGACCAATTTCTACTTGTGCACCGATAGCAGACTTAATGCTATATCCTGAGCCACCATCATTTACACCAAAAATACCACTTCCGCTAAGATCAAAACTACTTTCAGCAGCAATACCAATATTGATACCACCATTCCATGTGATATTACTTGACCAAACAGTTGAACTTGGAATTGTAGCCCATGTCTGATCACCTCTTAGGTAAGAGGTAGAATCAGCAGTACCAGTTGCTAGACGTGCAGTTGGTACAAGGCCAGCATTTAGATTAGTAGCATTTGTATAATATGCACCATTCTGACTGTTAAGAAGAGCAGCATTTGCAGCATTATTTGGAGTGATAGTAGCAATATAAGCCGCATTCACTGTAATAGTGTTAGCATTATTACTCAGACCAGTACTAAATGTGTATGATCCACCACTGCCACCACCACCAGTAATACTGATAGGCCATGTATTACCATAATCAGTACCATCAATTGTTAGTCTTAATGATGATTGTCCGTTAACACTATTTGACCAACCGATCTTTACAGCATTTGTACCTTGACCAGTTCCTGTTCCTTGTTGAACAGGAGTATAACCTAGACGTGCTGGAATATCAGCATAATATGTTCCGGTTTGACTATTGAGTAAACCAACATTAAGCTGAGTTTCTTGCTTACCGTATGCAGAGGTTGCATTATTAGCAGTTGCTACAGAAAGTTGACTTTGCTGTATGCCATATGCATATGATGCATTGTTGGCAAGATCAGCATAAGAAACTACCAACTGGCTTTCCTGCTTACCATTTAAACGTAGAGCATTATTTGCAGTTGTAGCAAAACCAGCATTCGCAGAAGTTGTTGCTATAGTTGCTGAAGCAACCGCCAATTGACTTTCCTGCTTACCGTATGCATGTGTTGAGTTGTTAGAAGTTGCAATACTTCCAAGGACATTCTGTGCAGTTGTTGCAAACACTGCATTTGCAACAGACAGTTGGCTTTCTTGCTTACCGTATGCATATGTTGAGTTGTTAGCTAGGCTGATCGAACCAAGAACACTATTAGCTACCGTAGCAAACACCGCATTGGCAACATATAGCTGGCTTTCCTGTTTGCCGTTTACATAGATAGAATTGTTTACACTTAGTTGCCCTTGCTGTTTACCATATGCATATGCTGCATTGTTGGCAGTTTCAATTAATCCAAGAACACTATTAGCTACTGTAGCAAATACAGCATTAGCAACATATAATTGGCTTTCCTGCTTACCATATGCATAAGTTGCATTATTAGATGTGGCTACACTTAGTTGACTTTCTTGCTTACCATATGCATATGTTGCATTATTAGCTAGGCTGATCGAACCAAGAACACTATTAGCTACTGTAGCAAATACGGCATTAGCAACTCTTAATTGAGATTCTTGTTTACCGTTTACGTAAACAGAATTGTTTACGCTTAATTGAGATTCTTGCTTACCATATGCATATGTTGCATTATTAGCAGTTTCAATTGATCCAAGAACATTTTGAGCAGTTGTTGCAAAGACAGCATTAGCAACTCTTAATTGAGATTCTTGTTTACCATAAGCATATGTTGAGTTATTTGCAACAAGAGCACTGTTAGCATTAAGTTGACCTTCTATCTTGCTATTCAAATAAGTTGCATTATTAGCAATTGCAATTAAACTTAGTGTTCTAATGAAATCATTATTAACGTATAGACCAGAAGCATTTGCAATAAGACCGTCTTTGGCATTAACTGCAACGTCATCAGTATTAACAGAGATACCAGCACCAGAGCCTACAGCAAGTGTACCGCTGACAGTTATTGGAGAACCAACTAATCCATTGCCACTTGTGATGCTTGTTACAGTACCACTATATTGATCCTGTGTTGCAAATACAATTTGTGATGTATTAGATGACACAACAGTTGTACCACGACCAACAAAAAGAACATCATTATTAGATAATGTTGAACTTGTAAGACGTAGGATACCAACATTTTGAACAGTATTAGAAACACCGATTAGCTTGTATATTGTTTTTGTGTCACCAGACCAATATACGTATGATCCGTTTGTAGATAGAACTTGATCAGCAGTACCAAATGTACCATTAGCAAAAATTCCAGTAATCACCGCATTGGCAATTATTGCTTTTCCTACATTAGCAGTTGAAATTCTTAATACGCCAGTTGATGGTACGAATGAAAGCCCTCCATCAGCAACAGCAGCATTAGCCCATGATCCAGTTACGCTGTTAGACATTGGGAAATACCAAGTACTAGTACTAGTATTATTCTGTGTTAGTGGTAAAGCAATACCCGGTGGGTTTGAAGTCCAGTATATGCCAGTACTATTTGATGCGAGAATTTGACCAAATGTACCAACAGAACCATTAGCAATTAAAACACCAATTTGTGATCTATTAACTGTTGTATTGGAGAAGAATGCGCTGTTTGCAACATCAGCACCAATAACTAATGGAGAAGCCCATGTGCGTCCTGCAAGATATGTAGAGTTGTTTGCAATCAACGCAACATTAGCATAATTAGAATTATTAGCAATGTAGGCAAACTGTGAATTTGTTGCATAAACAGAAGCATTGACGCTTAACTGCGCTTCTTGCTTTCCATATGCATATGTTGCATTGTTTGAAGTGATCGTAGCAATATATGCAGTATTTACAAACGTCCCATCTCCATTAGCAGTAATTCCACTATTAGCATTCACTTGATAATGTGTATTATTTGATGATAAACCATAACCAGCACGTGGAGCAACAGTTAAACTATTTTCCCAATAAATTCCAGCGCCGTTTGAAACTAGAACTTGACCAATACCGCCTACTGATCCATTAGCAAATAACTTATTGATATAACTGTTACTGCTTACTATAATATCAGTAAACGCACCTTGATTGGCGGTTAGTGTCCCAGTTGATGGTGTGAATGATAGACGAGTATCAGAAATGACAGCATTTGTCCAATCACCGCTTGCACTATTTGACATTGGAAGATAATACTTAATTGAAGAAGTATTATCTTTTGCAATTGGTAAAAATGGTGCATACCAATAAGTACCACCAGCACCATTAGCAGCTAGGAACTGACGAGCAGTACCGCTTGAACCACCCGCAATAAGAGTATTAATTGTCAATTTATCAATAGTTGCTACGTTTGCAATCAATCTACCATCAATTGTAATTTCACCATTTGCATTAGCAGTAAGGAATGCAGTTGTTGTATTAATATTTTGAGAATTTGTTGAGATGACAGTATTAGCTTTACCAATAACAAGTTGCTTAGTATTTTCTTCCCAATACAAAACTACATTGTAATCACTATTTGAAGGAGATGTGTAACGCTGAAAAACAAATCCAATATCATTGAATGGAGTTGCTTGACCATCATTTAAAATAATAAAAGTATTGTTTGTTGTGGTGATTGAAGTATTGACAACAGTCATTGTGCCATTGACAGTAAGATTATTAAGTACTGTCACGTTTGTGAAAATACCATTGCTTGCAACAGAGGTACCAATGTTGGCAGGTGATGCCCATGTACGACCTAGAAGAAAGCTTGAGTTGTTTGCAGCACTTACAGAAAGTTGGCTCTCCTGCTTACCATAAGCATAGGTAGAATTATTTGAAAGAGCAGAGTTAGCAACCGATAGTTGAGCTTCTTGTTTACCATAAGCATAGGTAGAGTTATTTGAAAGAGCAGAGTTAGCAACAGAAAGTTGGCTCTCCTGCTTACCATAAGCATAGGTAGAGTTATTTGCTGTTACAGAAAGTGATGCGGAAACTGAGTTTATGGCAAATGTAGCAGCATTAACAGAAAGCTGAGCTTCTTGTTTACCATAAGCATATGTTGAGTTATTTGCAGTATATGCAAAAGTTGCGTTGGTTGAGTATACTGAATTGTTAACAGAAAGTTGACTTTGCTGTTTTCCATTCATGAATAAAGTATTATTTCCTGTAAAGGAAAAATCAACATTTGCTGACTGTATTAAACTCCAAACGCTTCCATTTGAAAAATATATTTGTTTGTCGGTGTGATATATAATCATACCACCATAAAGTGATGGATTAAGCGTACCTTTGTCTATAGGATTTGCTTGCCCAATAAAATTATTTTTGCCTGAATTATATTTTAATCCACTCACTTATCAATACTCCGGGTATGTTTCACGCTGATTAATAATATATGTAAAGTGCACGACAGCATGGTTTGCAGATGGGCTACCTGTGTTACTATCACAAGCAATTTGTAATTTTTCACCTGTCATCAGAATTTGTCTATCTAAAGAAATGTAAAGAAAGTCATTTGTTGGAACAGGAGCAGACTTTATAATATTATAGGTGTGACTATCAGTACTAACAACTCTCGCAGAAACAGTGATATCAGCAGTATGCTGATTGGTTACTACAAGACCTGTCATGATGGCAGCAGTATTTACAAAGCTTTCAGGAATAGGACCATTGGCACGAATCTTCCAGCGAGGAACATCAAGGATAGTGAAGAAGCTGGAACCCTGTAGTTCCATGCGTGTAACTTCAAATAAATTTAGTGGTGGTTTCGCTGTTTCAATAACTGTATTACTTAAAGCCAATTTAGCCTCCTATTCCGACGATTAATGGAAGAACAATGTTTTGCACACCACGAGAGAAAGCTTGTCCTTCAATAACGCTTCTTTCGAAATCTACTCTGATATCTTCACCTAGATATGTATCACCTTGTTCTGTGGAGAATGTAGCAAACACAACACCACCATCTGACTTGTATATAGCAGTCTTAGGATCAGGGGCTTGAGACGTACCACGTTGTGAATATGGAAGTGAATTGTAGTTAACACCAGAACCAGCATATGAGAACTGTTCGCCTGATGCTTCAATACGTGAACGGAATGTAGTGACATATGGAGTGACGTTTGCAACAACAGTTGAAATTAGTGAAAGTAATTCACCCACCATAGTTGTAGAACCAGTTTCACCGCCAAAATATCCTGATGATCTTGCTACAATTTCTTGACGAAGTTGTTCCCAACAATCAATATAGATTTGTTTATATGCTGTATTAGCAATAAATTCTACTTGACCATTAACTGAATTTGATGAAAACAAACCATATGTAAAGTAAGTTGCGCCCTTATCTTGTCCGCTCTTTAGATCGTCTACTAATTCATTAATCAGTGTGCGTGTGTCACGGCTAGTAAGGTTTGCTAACGCAGAAGTATTTATATAAGTATTATAGTTATTAACTGTTGGATACCTTGTTGTCATCAAATTAGATACGATACTATCGATATCGTTGTTGACATAATTAGCAAAGACAGGAGCAGTTTTTAAATTACTTGGATTTAAAACACCATTAATTTTAACAGCATAACGGAAACTTGTAGCTGCAAAGGCATAGTCACCAAATGAACAGTTTGAGTTAGTAATTGTTACCTGACCACCAAGGTGGGTCCATACACCAACTCTTGACCAGTTGGTAAATACAGAAACCAACTGTAGAATAGCATCATTAACAATAGCGTAACCAACACCATTAGGATTAATTGCTGTGAAAGAGTCAACAACGATTGATCTTAGTGGACTATCTGGATCAAGAACTGAAGCATCAGCATAGATGTTGCCTTGACCTACAGGCACAAAAGGATTGCCAGTATTACGATCAATTGGTGCAGTCATTTGATTGTAAGTAAAATTATGAATTGATGAGCAGTCTGCTATGTACGGTGAGCGAGTGATAATCGCACCAGGATTAAATGCAAACGCATAACCCTTCTTTGGTGGACCACTAACAGCATCAACATCCATCGTAGACCATATGGCCTTTTCATGCTTCATGCCGCTAAATGAGAAACCACGAACCTTGATACCACTATTAACAAGGAACATATTGTTCTGTTCTTGACCAGCAGGTAATCTTAGTGTGGTTACACGAAGATCATACCCATATAGCGCACAATTTTTTGGAATTACTGTATTTGGTTGAACTTCATATTCACCTGGGTGAACAACAACAATACACGATTCGCCAGTAGCGGCAGCAGCAGTCAGAGCAGCGCCAATGGTTGCCTTTGACTTATACAAGCTTGTGCCACTGTGAGTATCATTACCACCCATAGTAACGTAGAATGTGCGCTCAATTGATTTGTTAGGTGTGATTTGTGATAGTAGTGCTTGAAGGATGCCAGTATTTGACCATGATCCTGTACCAGAACCACCAACCTTTAAATAAAAGTCATTTTTTAATACTGTAGGATCGTTATATACTAAGGCAAGTGAATCAGCAGCATAATAGAGATTAGCATTTAAAACTGAGGTATTAGCAACAAACCAATCAACTTGTCCAAGACCAGCAGCAGAAAGCACATCAATAGCCGATTCAAGACCATTGACTTTTGGAATATCTATGTTACCGACAATAATCTTACCAAGCTTGTCAACAGCAAACTTACTGAAACCTGCAATTTGCAAGTCAATAAGTCGTGAGTTAACAGCAGAGTTAATGTCCGATACATCCATTTTAATAGCGGTATACTGGAGACTGTTGTCATTCCATGTATCCGTCATACCATAAATTTTAGTTGACACTCTTGCTTCCTCTTATCTTTATTCTTTATGTATTTATTAAACCTAAATCAAACATTTGGTGCTTTTGGCCAAACAACTTCATTTGGATCAGAAAAACTTGTTGTAATGTCTCGTAACGCTTGTCTATATTCAGCCCATGCTGTTTTGTTTCCCGGCCAATCTGGCATTTGAGTATAATCAGACTGTGAAAGCAACTTGTTTCTAGTTTTCCTAATCATTCCCCAAGAAGCTTGATGTTGTCTTGGTTTGAGAACTAATTCTCCATCTTCAAGAACTAGGATATTTCCTTCTTCATTCATACTAAAAAGAAAGTGTTTATATTCATCTTCTGTAATCTCAATTGCATCATCAGGAATTGGAACCCCTGCTTCACTATTATAAAATCCCTCACTACTCACACTAAAATAAATTGTCATAAATTAAAAGCCCATTGCAATCCACCAAGCAGTTGTGTTTACGTTTTCTGTTGTCCAAGTTTGGAAGTATGAAGACCCTACTGTGATTACTGTGGTTGAGTTTTCTGAAGCACTATTATCACCAACTTTAACGCCACCAGAAACAGTCACAGCAACATTTATAGTAGAGAATACTTGAGGAAAATATACAATTCCATAACTATCTTGCTTTGATGGCATTGATCCCCATTGTAATAGCATTCCATTTGGTAGTTTTACCCAATTTCCAGTACTTCCTGTTGTACTACCAACACCCACACCAGTACCAGTAGTAAAATCAGATAGCTTTACGTATGAATCGCTTGGAATTAAAATTTCTTTGGCATTAATTGTACCATTTGATCCAAGTGTGATAGCATTCGTACCAGACTTGTTGCCGCTATAAACCTTAACACCATTTGTGAAGCGATGTGAAGAGAAGCCATCATTTAGATCGACAATATCGCCATCACCAGAGATAATAATACCGCCACCAGAAGCATTTCCAGTTGATACAGTTAAGCTTCCTGATAGTGAGGCAGCAGTAGCAGAAAAACCACTAGTACCAGACCATGACCATAGACCAGTACTGTCTACTGTGGCTGTACCATATGTGGTTGAGCCAAGATAATCAGTTACTCTAAACTTTGCATTACCTCCATTGGCACCACGAAGATTCAAACCACCTATAGTTCCTGTTGCAGGAGTAAATGATTCAATATATCCAGCAGTACGGAATGCAGTGCCATTGAGAGAAAAGGTAGGATCACCAGTAATAGAATATGATGCTGCCGACAATGTGGTAAATGCACCAGTATTAGCAACAGAAGAGCCGATACCAGCAGGAGCCGCCCATGTCTTTGATAAAAGCGTTGCAGAATTAGCAGAATTAAGTGTAGAAATGTATGTTGGATCAACAGAGACACCAGCAGCACCAACTGTAATACCTGTGCTTGCTCTCACTGAGAGATTACCATTCATTGTTACATCGCCAATTATACCATCACCACCCTGTACTCTCGTAACAGTACCAAGACCAGCGTCAGTCCAATATAGACCAGTTGTACCAATAGCTAAAATTTGGCCAGTTGTTCCGATTTTATTATTGGCAATGATCTTGATAGATGGACCAAAGGTAAATGATGTTGTATTGGCATAGATACCATCACCAACTTGAAAAGAAGCTGATGAGTAAAATGTGTTTGTATTAAACCTGCCGTATAGAGTAGAGTTACGATTATTAGTAGGCGAACCAGTAACACCACTAGTGCTATTAGCAGTGAGAACTTCACTAGAAAATGCTTCTAAAAGTTGATTGGTACGTGCAATCCACGAACCAAATGTATCTACCTGAATGTCAACATTTGCGACTTGTCTAGCCATAATTCTTCCCGTTTAATACTTGTTTAAGTAAATTTTTGACTTCAGTGAGTTCGCATTCTAACGAATACATTTTTTCTTGAAAGCTTTCCGCTTTCTTTTTTTCCTCACGTCTCGACAAAATCATTTTATAATAGTTATCATCTTTATTTATGATAGCGCCAGTATTGTCATCTCTCATGAATGTCATGCTGATACGCCTAATACTTGGATTTGATCAATCTTTGGCACAACAAATGTTGAGTCTGATAGGAATACAATTTTAATTTGCATTGAATCAAAACTATCAATTTCAACAAGTCCATTGTTATAATATCTTGAAATATTATTATTCATTGGATTATTAAAAGCAATGTTTGGATATTTCATCTTTGCAATTGACATACCATTACTGGAAACACTATTGCTTGTTATAACCGATCCAAGAATAATTGATGTATCTTTTACTTCCTTGGCCACTGCAATTGTATAGTTTTCTGGAAAAATTGAGCTATAAATTTTGATTACGTCATTATTAGCAAGATATGCTTTTGGATTAACACCATATGCTAATGCTGTATTACTTCCAAATGTTGTTGAAAATACACCGAGAACACTAATACCTTCTGAAGACGATGGAAGACCCAATTCATATTCAATGAAATTGTTTTGGTCTTCACTTGAGCTATATGTGTTAATGCTTGTTATGTATTCAAGTGGTGTCCATGACTTATCATCAAATGGTTCTGGGTCTTGTGAATTGTAAACTTTAGCATATACCTTGATATCTGTTCCTAGTGGACGATATGCTGTCATAAACATACGAATGTCTTCAGCGAAATGTTCTTTGGTGAAATCTATCTTTTTGGCAATATGTCGTGCAACAGCAATACCATTACCATTAACTTCACTGTCAATTAGAACACCATTCGAAGTTACAACATAAGTATTTGAAATTGTGTTCTTCATTGAGTACAAGTCAATTTGACCACCTTCGATAGAAGGTGATGTATAATAATTTGAATCAGCAGCGTTCAATTGAAGATGAGCATCAATTTTAATAGACTTATTATTTAACAATAGTGATGTATTGCTGTATAGATTATTATTTAAAATTTCTTGTGAGCGAGAAAGAATATGTGCATCATACTTATTAAGATTTTTTACACGAATATCGTTAATTTCAACTCTTTCGTTTTTGTTTGAAAAGCTATATGCGTCACCAGATTTAGCAGCAGCAGCAAAGTTGATATCAATCTTACCAGCAGCAGGTGTTTTAATATCACCCTTAATTTTAATTCTATCAATTGATAAAGTATCAATTGAATAGATGTTAGCCGATGCATTTGAATCAATGCCAATAATGGTATTGTTTATATCAAAATATAAAGTATTTGCTGTTGAGTAATTCAAGTATAGCTTATTAGCCAATTCATCCTTGTAGTATACCTTACCAACAACAGTCTTAAGATAACTAGAGCCAGTATTTGTAAATGGAACAGGATTCTTCATTACCATGGATGTGTTGTTTGATACAGACTTAACAAACACAACTTCTTTCTTTGTGCCATCTCCAAGAACAACAATTGGATCACCTTCTACAAGTGTGGTAAAGTTTGTACCAATACCATTAATAACGCTTGAGCCTCTTACTACTGATATCAGACCGCTGTTGTATGCATTATTCTTGTATACCCATTCACCACCAATGAAATTGCCTGTGCGACCTTCAATTGTGAAGAATTCATAGTTGGCATTAACAAATGTCTTGGTTGTCTGAGTTTCAGTATACTTTGCAGCATTGATCTTGAATTTAAGATCGGTATCAGATAATGCCTTGAACACATCTGAGTTGTTTTTCAAGTACATTTTGCCGTCCTTCACGATATTACTACCAGGCGAAGGGTTATTGGTACCTACAATCTTGTCTCCTGTTTTGTTTACCCAGAATTCATATGAAGGATCATCACATGAGATTACGATACCATAGAACTTACCTGTGGCAAGCTTAACTGGCTTATTGAAACCAAAGGTGACAGAAGTAGAAGCATCGCCAAAGGCATATACTTCATCATATTCTTTTCGTGAAATAGATTCTACGTAGCACTTTGAAAGAACTGGTTGATCATTCTCAACATCACAGATTTTTACGGTAATACCTGGTTTTAGATTACCAGAAATGTTTTTTGATGGATTTGGTTTTGCCTTAACATAAAGCTCAATTGATGTAATTGATACTTGGCTTGACTTACCGACGATATCAGGATCGGCATAGAATGTTTGAATAATATTATATTCTGGTGTGGTAAAATAGTCAGTTGCCGAAGTTGATGTTGATGTTGCTGTTACAACAGGAGTATTCTGTAGAGCAATCTGACCAGCAACTGGTGTCTTTTTAAAGTAGACATACATGGCTTCACGAACATATAACGGAAGATTAATATTAACAGTAGCAGTTGAAGAATTGTCTGTAGTCTTTACAGTAAGAACTTTTGGACCAGCAATGAGTGAAGCAATCGCAGCAGCCTTTTCAATATCCGTTGTTGGAATGATTGAAGGCGAGAAGTAAAAAGTAAATGTAATCATACCATAAAGATTTGATAACAGACCTTCACCCAATAGGCGACTGTCTTGCTTACACATACTTGTAACATCTACTCCCTCAAGATATACTTTGTGAACTGTGCCGGGTTTCAGACCATATACAGAAGTCTGAATTGCCTGTTCAGCAAGGATATAATTCGAGTTGATAAACTCTGTAGGAAACACATTAGGAATACCATAGATTCCTAAGTTGTAGTAGTAGTACAGTGAGTTTAAAATATTAATAGTCATTGCTCTAACTTAACCTTTTTACTTTAAATTATATGGATAATTGTAATACGGTAATACATAACCGTGACCAAGATATCCCCAATATGATTGGATATAGTTTATATATGGGTTGCGTAATAGAAGGTTAATTTCTGTGTCAGTTGGATACATTAACTTATAGCCAAATGTACCTGATTTACCTTCACCTCCAAATAAACCACCACCATGTTTCTTACCCTTATACACTCTTACCTTATAGTATTGACCTTTGCTTGTATTATGTGCAAACAAAATTTTAAATTGATCTTCAAGGAAACCGCCAACTGGACCATAGTTCTTTCTTTCGAGAGAACCCGGATGCTCAATTTTTCTATTTCCATTCAAGCTTAGTTGACGATTTGTTATATCAGCATTAGTAATTGCTAAAGCATCAGATGATGATTTTACTGAAATCCATGGACCATCAGAAGTCTTGCTCTGGAAAAATTCAACAGCAATATTGTTATCACGTGAGTTAATATAAAATTCAACTGGACCAGTTAATGAAGAGAAGGTATAAAAGAATTCTTCATAGACATATGGTGAACTATCGCTATTTGCACGGTTACGCTCATATTGTACCACACTAGCAATTGTTTGTGTTACGGTTGGAATTGGTGGAACTGTTACTACAGGACCATCAGTAGCACGTGTCTGACCAGTAAATAAAATTTCATTATACGGTAGCTCTAGAGTTGAATCAGGAGACTCTGTAATAATGTTGATTTCGCTTAATGGTGGTGATAGATAACCATCAACAATTGTTGCTCTGTATGCAGGGTTTGATACGTCTGCATATTTATAGTCCTCGAAACCATCTACAAAGAAGCCAAACTTAAAGCGATCAATACCATCAAAACCGGGGATTGCACGTTTCTGAGCGATTGCTTCAGTAAGAGTCAATGATGTATAATATTCTAAGTCTTGAATTCTCTTTTCAAGCTTACCAATTTGCTCCATGGTATAACCACGTGGTTGTGTGATAAGCTTATCAACCGCAGTTAGTGTAGTCTTAATTCTGTAGTTATCAAGACGCTTAGCAGAATATTTTTCATTTGCAATCTTTGTATCAACAATTGCAACAGTACCTGATGATAGTTGATATGGAACTGAAGGATATGGTGGAACCTTTAGAAGATTAATCGTAAGTGAATTATCTGGTTGTGTTGGTTCAATGTTAGTTCCAACTTGACCTTTAATAATGTGAAACTCATTTGTTTCATCAATTACAACACGATCAATACGACCTTGATAATACTCTACAGTTGAAGTCAACTGTGAATCTGGTGCAGGGAATAGCTTGTTTGTTGTATTGGCAAAACGTAGACCAGCAGTTTGTTCTAATGGATTAATTGGTGCATTAAGTGGACTGGTGCTTGGAGTTGCAGTTTTATTTGAGTATGGGCGGAAGTCAAATTGATCACGTAGATCGTAATATTTTCCTCTATTGCCATATACTTCAGGAATTTCAAGAGTATTAATTGTTGTTGCAGATTGAGCTAGTGTGATGGTATCATCAATCAAGTATGTACCAGAATTGCCGCCAATCTTCACACCTTCGCTTGTTACTGAGAAGTAATCAATAGAAGCTAGAAGAACATCTGTGTTAGCAATTGTTAAATATGAATTTGGCTTTTGAACTAAGTATGAAATACCATAGAAGTCTTCGTTCTGGTTATGATCAACATAAAAGTATTGTGTTACGTCTTCAGCAATTGCGTCAGTTGGAACAAAAGTTGTGTTTGCATTTGCTCTGTAAACCTTATTGAGGCGGAATACGTCAGGCACACCTAACGCCCATGGACCGTCATTCTTATCTACGTTTGAAGCAGTATTGATACGAACATACCTGTTTCTGTTTACAGTTTTACCAACAGCCGCTGCTGATGACCTTACGTTATATGAAACAGAAGTCTGAACAGCGACATTGGTTGTCATGTTCATTGTGACTGTCAGAAGCCTATTAGTTCCGTCAACAACCATTGTTCTATCAGAACGATCAAATGAGATTGGAACATTCTTAGGGAATATTAGACCATATGTGCCAGTAGTAATACCAGTAGCAGCATTTGATACTAGAACTAGTTGTGTGGAGTTGGCAATATAGCTAACTTGACCTAGATAGCCAGTACTTACGGTTAGGAAGTCGCCAGCACGAAGTTCTGTAGTAAAGTCAGCAGAGCCGCCACCGTTAACAAATGTTGAATTTACGTTTGAACTAACATTACCCAAAAGGTCAGTACTATTCTTGAATGTTGCAAGTGGAGTGATGATCACATCTCTTTCCTGCACACTATTGAGTGATCCGGTATAAGGAAATGCACCATCACCAAGAGAGATTGTCATCTGACCAGTTGTGGCAAGATTATAAGTATTAACAGTACGATATATGTATGAAACATTATTTGCCTTCTTCACGGCTGGATTACCAGCATAGAAGATAAGTGAAGAAATGTCATTATCCTTAAGAACAGCATTACCGTTCTCTAGAACGATATCAGCAATACCCTTGTTTACGCCATCATAAAATATTGAACGTAGATTAGAAAAGTTTGTACCTACAGATAGATTGATATCAAATAGATAAATTCTATATGTACCAGAAGCACTACCGACTGTTCCAGAATCATATACGACTGAGCGAATACGTGCTGTACCAACAGCAACAGCAGGTGGAATAGGAGTTGCACCAGCACGACCAGCAGTATAGTACTGATATGGAAGATTATGTAGAGTTACAAGATCACCATAGTTAAATTGAAAATTTCCACAATACTCTTTAACAGTGACATAGTTACCATAGTTTAATGAAATGTTTGCAGGATTGGCTGAGTAGAAGTCAGTACCTTTATCAACGCCAATTTCATAGTTGTTATTTGTTGATACACGTTTACCATTGATGTATGCCACACCAGGGTCAATAATTATATTAAATTGTGATGCTTCATTAGCAGTAGTATTTACTGACTTAGTGTTCAATACGAATTGATCTAGAACATAGTTGCCAGAAGTTTCATATTGACGCTGAGCAATATAGTTGCCAATCTTATTATAGACTGTCTGACGGTTTTGCTTGTATGGTTCACCGCCGCTAAATTCTGCAATGTATAGGAAGTCTTCACGTAGATCAGCTTCAGCCTTTGTCAATGTGACAAGCTTAGGAGTTAGCTGTAGACGATTAGCGCCCGGTGCAGTATGGTTAGGAGAGCCAGTTGCATTGTCAAGAAGTGATGTATCTTGATTAGAATTGATGATTGCTTCATTTGTTTCAAAACCAACCGAAACACCATCAGGAGCATTTGAGTACTTTTCAACGATAACCAATTCAGGGACAACACGTGAGAAGTAGCCCTTCTGATAGATAACACCTTCACCAACAGTCATGGCATAAGCAGAACCAACTGGAGTTTCACCAGCACCAGCAACAGTAATATTTGTTAGATAATTTTGTGCTGTAAAATTGGCGATTGAAATTTGATTTTGAGGTGCTGTAGTTGATGAAACGGCAACATAAGGTTGAATGTAATATCCACTGCCCTTTTGTGTTACGTTTACGCTTTTGATAATTCCTAAAGGACCAAGAACAAGAGATGCACGAGCAGCACTACCAATAACCTCAGTAATAGTAGCAAGACTTGATGGTGTCGAATTAGTTGTCTGTACTATGTTTCCAGAACCAAATGTCCACTTGGCAGAATCACCTGCTGCAAGATCAGAAGCTTTTGGCTTAATCTTTATAATAACCGCTTGGTTGTTTGATGTAGTATCAACAGCAATAATCTGACAGTTTGCAGTGCCGTTAGTGATATAATCACCTACATAGAAATTATTTGTAAATGTTGTGCCAAATGTGCTATTCTGAATAGCAATAGCACTAACAATAGCAATGCTATCGCTTGTTGAAAACCCTTGTGCGCCATCATTAACTATAATTTTTTCAATTACATTGTTTGGATCATAAACAGTTAGTACTTCATCAGCAGCAAACTTAAGTTGCTCAGTAGTACCGCCCATACCATCAGACTTAAATCCTGAATTAACATAGCGAATGTATAGTGTATTAAGATCGGGTGAACGTGTTTCATAACCAGCAACAGAAGTGACAATTGTACCAACCAACGGTACAACTTGTGCGGAGTTCTTGATGTTGTATGAGTTATAGTTTGATACTACAACAGGTGTTTGATCAGTTTCAGCATCCTTGATCTTGACATATTGAAAATTGTTATTAAAGATGATATCACAACCGTCAACAATTGTACCAGCCTTAAAAATGTTATCACCAAAGCGTTCGATCTGCTTTTGTAGAATGGTTTGAAGCTGATTGAGTTCACGAGCCTGAACAGACACACCGGGACGGAATAGGATTTTATAGAAATCCTTTGTCTCGTTGTAATCGTCAAAATATGGTGACACACTTAAGTCTGTTTGAATAGACATTTAATTAAAGACTCCGCTTAAAATTCGAGTACTAGCTTGACAACTTCTGTCTGATTAGCTTTACGTGTAATTGGGTTCAGATTTTCCAGATAAAGGATTTCACCGCTGTCTGGGATCAACTCTCCATTGTATTTATTTGACACAATAAAGTAGGAATCTGAAGTAATCCCTTTGATTGTTCCATCACTTCCATCACTAGCAGTAAGGAATGAATTCTTTACATTTGTGACATACATGGTATCATCAAGGCCACCAATGCTGTCTACAATTGAGTGAAAGCTTGCTTGTGGTTGAGCATAACCAGAAATTGATTCTTGTACAATAACTTCATCGTCAATAAATCCAGCTTTACTTACACTACCAACAAACTTGTTTAGTTGATTAAAGCCACTGAACTCGTCTGCATCTCTTTCATTAATGAATACGAATGGACGAGATACAGTATTAGCAGCCGCCGTACAGAATGAATCTTCACCAATCATATTAGAACCGATACTTAGATTTTTAGCTGATACATTGGTTAGATTTAAACTATTTAATGTATATGAAGAAACTTTTCCATATAGATCAGTTTGAACTAGAGTAATAGAACAGTTTGAAGCAACAAAGTTAGACGATGAAGTAACAGTCAATAAGTTGTTAGAAGCAATGGCAGACACGGTGGCAAAAAAGTTAGATGATCCGTTATTAATAATAATCTGATCATTTGTTCTCAATGCTTCTTCAAAGTTTACACCTTGGGAATAAACAACATTATTTGCAGTTATATTTACAGAGCCAGCTAATTTAATTGGTTTGTAACGATATACATTTTCACCAATGATAAATTGCCCAATAGTCTTTGTCATATCAAGTATAATACTTACATTAGCAAATAATGGGTCTTTGATAATACCGATTGTTCTATAATCATTAGCAATTGATAAAGGAATTTCATCGCCAAGAAAGTAAGTGTTAATCCCAACATAACGTGCGAATAGCTCATTATTTACGTTTAGTCCATGACCACCTTCAGGAGAAAGAATAACTCTCAACGATGCGTCAATAGTAACAGGGACGATATCATCAACCTGAATAGTAGCAATAGCAGAACGATATCCAGAACCATAGTTAAGAATTTCTACTTTACTGACAGAATTGGCACTTGTAGGATCGATAATAGCACGAGCATAACAGTCAGAAGTTCTTGTTCCGCTTGTATCGTAGATGAATACGTTTGGATAAATTTCGTATGTATCACCGGGTCTTACAACACCGTTGAAACTATTTTCCAGTGTAATAATTTTTTTATTATTTTCAACATCAAATTGATAATCAGTTATAACTCTATACTGATTAACAGCATCACCAGAAGTAATCTTAATGATGCATCCATTGTAGAAGTTATCCAGACTTGAAGCACTTAAACCAATACCATATTTTAGTGAGTTTTCGCCAATACGAACGCTTTCAAACTCACCGTAAGGAATATAGTTATCATATCCTCTACCAGAGTCAGTAATAGTGATAACATCGATTGTTCCTGATTTAGCACCAGCAGTGACTGTACGGTCAACAACAACTGGAATGTAATCTAAGGTTGAAAACTTGTTCATTGTAAATTCATCAACAGAAAACATATACTTCCAAATGTAACCGTCATTAGGGGTTTCAAATTGATCAGCATCTGTGCCATATGGTTCTACGGTTGACTTAGCGCCATAGTTATTGAACAGGCACTTGTAGACATAGTAGTATGTGCCAGCATTGACAACAACGTAAAATTGTTTTTCTGCCAGATTAGCATCTATATCATCGTACATATCATAAACAGTATCAATAGTCCAATCGTAACGACGAATCATATTTGTCACATTATCATATTTAATTCTTTTGCCAAAAACCATATCATTGTAGATATCGATCTGTGCTTTTGTTGTGTCTGATGGTATGGGAATGGTCGCATCACCACCATCATATGGAGTGTGCTTTCCTGCAAAGACGTAGTAGCTTGAAGCCGTTTGTACACTACGTACAAACGATTCGGCTGCTTCGACATTCAGTTTTTTCGTAATAATTTGTTTTGTGCTCATAACTTATATTTATGTCTCTTAAAATGGTTTAAACTATTTATTACTCAAATTAATCTCTAATTTCGACATATTCAGTTCCACGATCCTGTACATAGATATCTTGACGATCTTGAACAGTAAATGGCGATACTTCTAAAATTTCAATTGTATTGGCAGTTAGTATATGATTAGCAATTTTTACGTTAGTATTTGAAACAGTGTCAATAACAACTGTGCCGAAGAATCGAGTACCAGCAGTGTGCATTACTTTCTTAAACATATCACCATACTTATCTAGGGGTAATCTAGACATAACATCATATGAATACTCTTGATAGTAATCACCATCATGAACTTTTGAAATATTACTTAGGAAACCTTTAGAAGTCTTATAGTAGCCACTACCAGTACCAGAGCCTCTTACAATAGCACGTGCACTGCCTGATCGTAAGCCATCCTCAGAGGTAAAAACTAGTGTTTGGTTGTTAGCATAACCATACCCAGAATCTACTACTTGAAGTGCTGTTACAACTCCATATGTGCTATAGGTAGAACCATCAATCTGTGCATTAAAACCAATTGGTGAATTATTATATTCTTCAATTTTAACTAGGGTTGAACTCACACCAGCACTTGTCAAAGTTTTATTCAATTCAAATTTATTATCAAATTGCTGTCTCTTAACATAAATTTTATTTCCATCTGTTTTAAAAACCAAACCTTTAGCAACGGTTGGAACAGTAACAGATGCAACACTGTATACTTCTGATGTTCCTGTAAATGTGCTGAAGCTATACAAACTACTAGAAGTATTGAATATACCGTTTGAAACTTTATTGACAACCATTACATTTGATGTAGGATAACCAATTGAATATACAGTACCAACGGCACCTGATAAATATTGAAATATTCTTTCACCAACTCTGAATGCCTGTGGGTTTTGAACTTCCATATTATAACGTAAATCAGGGATTGATTGCTGTACTTGCTCACCAACAATATATTGATTGGTAGCGTTCTCAACAGTAAAGATATAATCACTATAATCATAGTTAGCAACATATGGTTGATATGCTCTAACAATAGGTGCAGCGGCATAATTTGTGCCAGGATTAATATCAGATAGAGTATTAATTGTGCCGATAGAAAGATTAGCAAAGCTTAAGCAGGAAAATATTGGAGATGAAATACTACCAGTTCGATTTTGTTTAAAACCAAATTCTGCTGCATTCAATCTAATTGAAGAGAATAACTGATTAGCACCAGCAGTAGGATAGTTTTTGCTTTTAATTAAATCAGAATTTATTTGAATAACTTCTGTCTCATTAATTTTACCAATTTTAAATGATGCATCAGTACCAATAGAAATAGAAATGATATCTGCAACAGTGCCTGTTTGACTACCAACAAGCTTTGAAACAGTAGAACTATTATATTCATTCTGCGTACCATATACAGATACGAACAATGATACGTTCGTAACAATAGCAGTAGTATCTGGCTTACCAGCTATAAGTAATAACTTGTCATTCTTAAAAAAACCTGACATATCAGATAGTGTTAGGGTGCCATTAGTAATATTTAAATTAATATTTGCAATTTTTGCTCGACCAATTTCAATACCATCATCATTAAGCTGATAGATTTGATCATATTTTTCAATTATACCTAAAATGTTATTGATATTCATAGTAGCATTACCAGAAATATCAAGAACGGTCCCTGAAGCAGAAGTATCTTGTACAGATGCAACGGTGGCTATGATTGATTGATTACTACTTTTAACAATTCTATTACCAACAGATGTTGTATAGTTATTAGACACCACCATAACAATTTGGCCATTACTATAGGTGTTTACACGATTTTCTACAACCTGCCCATAAGCAAGCAATTGATTATTACTGTTAACAATATTGATTACGTCACCAACTGCAAACAACTCACCATTAACGATATTAGTGTATTCGATGGTCGCACGATTTTGTTTTAAATCTTCGAATATTTTATAATATCCACTTAGATAAGATTCTTTAAATAATGGCTTTATTGAAGCACCAATACCAGAAGCTGTTGCTATTTGAAGATTATAGTTATTACCAAAGAAACCCCCACTCTGTTCCATAAAAGCAATTTTTCTAATTTGTCCACCATAGTCTGTTTCTGGTCTAAAAGTAGCATGACCATATTCAGATGTAATTGTGATCATATCACCATTGCTATAGTATGAACCAGCAGAAAGAATTTGAAAATCACTAATTGAATTAGATGTATATACATTTGAAACTAGAATTGTATTGTCTGTGATCAGCGATTGTGTTCTATTAAGTGCTTCAGTACCAGTGATACCATGTGATACAGAATATCCGTAACCACCATCTAATAGAATGAATTCAACAACACCACGTTCATTATCAAACACCGAAGAAACACGTGCCTGTCCATAATCACCAGTTTCTGTTACGAATGATACGATATCACCAACTGCAAATTCTTTTGACCCTGTGATAATATCAACAGCAGTCAGGGAGCCTAAAACACGTGGCGAATCAGAGAATGGTGTTTGACTTTTACGATATATCGTTTCACGATTTGTGAATTCACCCTGTACATTTGACAGATAGAGAATGTGGACAAATCCGTTATTGACTTTTCTCTTAATATAGCGTTCAACGAATGCTTCAGCGCCTGATGTGATGCCCTTGATCAGAGTACCGACAAGTGCAACTGCTCTTTGTGGATTGTTACCAGTGATCTCTAGATACTGTGGCTTTACCCATGTACCTTCAGATAGCTTGAACAGATTATCACCAGGGTAAACTACCTGACTGTTATAACCATACACCAGACGAAAGAATAGATCGATTGAACGAGAAGTACCCTTAGAGCGATATAGATCAAGAGAGTTCTTGACCAACATACGCTTGTTAGTTTTTGTATCAAATTCAATATTATTTAAATACTTTTCTTTGAACTGTGTGATGAATAGATCAAGTGTAGTATCAATATCACGAATTTTTGGTAGATTGCGTGATAGGAAGATATTACCTAATCTCTTGCTTGCACCACCCCTTAGAATGTATGTGTTGCCACCGCTTGAGCTTGTTACAGGAATGAGTTCCGAACAGATATTAAAGCATTTGAATGTTTCTAAACCGTCAACCTTGACAAGGATATCTGTGCCGACATAGGCAACGATTGTGCCAGTGACAATATCCTGTGTTACGATATCACCAACATTGAAATTGGTCGTATCCTCTAATTGAAGAACCTGATGGTTCGTTTCCAGCCACTCATAATAGGCTTTGACAAACGTGACAAAGTTCTGTCCCTCATCCCTATAAAAGGATGGAAACATGCTTTCAATTAATGGGGATATCTTTTGTTCAATATCTTGCATTCATTATGCCCTGACAGCAACAGCGGTGATTTCAACGTCTTCTTCGATGATATTTAGGATAACATTATTGATGGTTGAAAGGTCTTTATACTTAGGTGACGCATAGATTTTAATACCAGCACCGACATATGAATCAATTTTAAAATTAGAAAACTGTAGTAAACCAGTGTCGTAATCAATCTTACCAACAGCCTCAATAAACTGCCCGGAAGATGCTGAGATGACCTGAATGCTGCTAACACCATCATCCTTCAGAACAGCCTTGTTACCCTTATAATTAAATACGGTTGAAGAGATTGAATATCCCTTACCATCTGTACCATAAGTGATGCTCAAAGGAATACGGAACTTAACGTCAAAGGTTAGTAGAGTACCAGTTTGAGGAACAAAAACCTTAATGATCTTAATATCAGTCTCGTTCGAGATGATTGATGCCTGTGAAGTATCTACAGCTTGTACGAGCTTTGAATAACGGAAGATACGATTAAAATTATTTAGGTTTGTCTGAGCATAATTGATGATAGCAGACTTTGTGATTGTCTTGATATCTTCTGTTGACAGACGTGTAATATTTACGTTATAATTAACTGTTGATTTAACCTGAATGTATGTGTATTCAGGATCAACGAATACTGGATCAATCGAAACAGGGGAACGTGGCTTCAGGAAGTTATAGTATTGATCGATCTTTACCTTTGGTAAGCTATCAACTTCATTAAGATCAACAGCAACAAATACTTTACCAAACTGTGGTGGATCAAGGTTCTCACCGCCATATGCAGTAACAGCGTTGACTTCAGGGAAGTTAATCTTAAGTAATGTTTCATAGTCTTCTGTAGTAATCGCACGTTCTTGTGTGTTGAAGTGACGTGGAGCATTATACTTGATTGATTCAAGGCTCTCACTAATAGCACCACCAGAAGCACTTTGATTAGTAGTAATACTAATTGCCGATTCATCATCAATAGTTGCATCAGGAGTAAATGTGCTACATCCGTTTGGAAGTTCACCATTAGATACACGATATTCAATAGTAATTACTGAATTGTTCTTTGGCATTCTACCATTTACGCCATCACCAAATACGATTTCATAGCTATCGTTTTCAGCCCCTTGTACAAAGAATACCTGTGAAGTAGAGTTGATATCAAATAGTGATTGTGCTCTATTATAGACAAGAGTAGTAGCACCAACGTCTTCCATTATATTAACTGTAATAGATGATGTATCAACATTCTTATTAGAAATAATGAAACGCTGTGGGTCGGTTGATGAATAGGTATAATTATCCGCTACATAATATCCTTCATAGATAGGAATATTAGCGCCAATAAAGGTTAACTGTGTGCGTCCAGCATTCTGTGTATAGTCTGAAATAATAATATTTTCAGCAGTACTGAATGTAAAGTTTCTAGGACCAAATCGTGAGGTAAATGTATATCCCTTTGGAATAACAATTGAACGCTTATTAAGAACATTACTGGTAACAGTTACACTCACATTAGCCTGAGAGGACTTGAATGAACGAGGAACGTAGTTAAGTTCTTTAGCATGAGATACAACGCTATCACGAAGCTGAGCAGAATCAAGGAACATCTCACTGCCAACCATGTTTAGATAGAAGGCATTGTGGAATGTATTATACGATAGAATGTCAAGCAGAACAGACATGTTGCTGCCATCGAAATCATAATCTTTAAATCTATCTTGTGTCTTTAGATATGACTTGAATGTGTTCTTGATCGTATCAAAGTCTAGACTTGATAGAACAATTGAAGAATTAGCTGACATTACCTGATCCTGTCGAGTGTAATATTAAATGAAATTGGTTCTTGTTTATTTATAACCATGATTATGAGGTTGATGACATAACGATGATTATCCCCATCAGGAACAATATCAATTTTGATTATCTTTGCTCGTGGTTCAAATGTATTAATTGTTTGTTGTACAAATACAGAGATGTTCTGTGCTGTAGACCCACTGATTGGTTCGAATAGCATCTTCTGAATATCAGTGCCAATAGTTGGCTGATAAAGACGATCAAACTTATTGGTTAATAGTAGATTACGAATAGAGCGAATGACAGCATTCTCGTTAACATACTTAACGATATCACCCGAAACAGGATGTGGATTAAGATCAGTTAGAAAGTCACTATATGACTGACTATCTCTATTCATTGCTGCAAATCTATCTGTCTTAACCATTTATTCTCTCTTTATGGAATTGATACTGGATCAGAATCGATTGC